TACTTCTCTAAATTCAGGTCTTGCCAATGTTTTACTTAATGAGAATCTATATTTTACTTTATCTAAATTATATGAAAGGTTTAATGATGGTAAAAGGTCTAAATACTCTCTATTCACATTTACTTTCTGTCCACTAAAATCTGCAGTATTAACATTGAATAGATTATACTCACCTCTTAACCCTGTATTTAGTTTCCACTTACCCCATTCGTTTTCATACATTGAGTAAAGAGACCCTAAATCAAAATCAGCAGTGTATCTATCGGTATTGTTTGTTATCTCATCTAACATATCGGTTGAAAGGTATCTGAATATTCTTGCATTAAATCCTCTAATCTTTTTTAGATAACCCCCACCAACTTTAATATTACCAAATGATTTGTTGATGTTACCATTAAAAGAGTTTTCATCCATCACACTCCAAAAACGATATGTATCTCTCCATGCAGTAGCATAAGGTTCGTTCACACCTAATGATTTTGTAATTGGATTTACTCTATAATCGGGTTGTTCTCTGAATATGAAATTATATCCTAAGTTGAAATCCCAATCTTTAAGTTTACCATCAAATTGAGAATTGATGACAATGTTATTAATATGATTGGATGAATTACTTAAAACATTTTGAACATTATCAAAGTTATCACCATTACGGGTTAAGTAGGTATCATCGGTTTGATAGTTTACTAATGTTTTCCAGCTATATCTATTCTCACCCAAATAAGTTAAGTTTAATAAACCATTTGTGGATAATCTTTTTGTATATAAAATATCTTTATAATCGTATGCTAATTCAGTTGATGATTGGTAATCCTTTCTTTCAATATTATTTAGTGTGAATGAGTTTCTTACAGTTGAACTAAATAAGGAATTGAATTTACCTTTCGTATAACCAAATGAAAGGCCGCCGTTTAAGTTTGGATTGGATGTAAAAGATTCTTCCAATGGATTACCAAATTGCTTTGTAAATAATCTCTTATCACCATTTCCACTAATACGATATTTGTAAGTTGAAGGGAATGTGGAAGGGAATTCGGTAGCTTGAACTAACTTGAAACCTTTCGAAGTTGAAACCGAACCCCAACCACTTCCCAATGAGATATTGAAGAAATTATCCGATACTTCCTTTGTTGTAATTTGAACCAACCCACCACTCCAATCACCTGGTTGATTTGCTGATGCTGATTTAGAAACTATAATATTATCAATTAGTGCTGTTGGGATTATATCAAATGAAAATGCTCTCCTATCAGGTTCGGTTGATGGTAGTATGGTTTTATTTAAGATAGCTGAATTGTATCTATCTGCCAATCCTCTTACTAATACAAACTTATCGTTTTGTATAGTTACACCACTTACTCTTTTAAGTGCATCACCTACATTTCTATCGGGTGTTTTTTTAATGAATTCTATGGATACCCCATCGGATACTACATTACTATTTCGGATTGTTCTAACTACTGCTACATCAGTTACTTTTTGATTTGCTGCTCTAACAACGACTTCTGATAATTGCTTTGTATCATCTAAAAATATAATATCAAATGTAGTATCTGATATTAAGTTTATTTGTGTTGTATAGGTATTATATCCAACATAAGATGCTTTGATTTTATATACACCTAATTTTAGATTGATTTTGTATTCAGCGTTTTCATTAGAAATTGTAGAAAACTTATTACCATTCACATCTTCAAATGTAATATGTGAAAAATATATTTTTTCGGTTTTGGATTTTGTTTCTCCACTTAATTGGGAGGTTTGAGAAAATGCTACAAATGGAAATAGTAACAAAATAAAAAAGAAACGGGCCATAAATTATTTAAGTTAGTTCCTCAATAATTATGCTCTCGCTTCTTTTAATAGGTTAATTCAATATTAACAAATTATTATCATATTACCACTTTCTACAAGACCAATAATTTGCTTTTGTTCTTGGCCCCGGTGAATCACAATTCATTCTTGCTCTAAATGATTTTCTAGCAGCAGGATTATCTTTCTTAATTACCATTCCCTTTTGACCAAAGTTTACTTTAATAACTTTACCTGTCTTAGGATTCTTTACATATACTTTAAACTTCTTAACATCACCTTGCATTGGTTTGCCTAACTTAACTTCTCTACCTTTGTATTCTGCTTCATAAACACAATTACAATTTGCTTCTTTTAGTTCGGTTTTATATCCTTTTAAATAATTTAAGAAATCCTCCTCATCATCATCCTCTACATCCAATTCATCGTACTCATCTGAATTATCGTATCCACATTTATGACAAGTATACGGGTCTTCTCCCCCATCTTCTAAATCCCAATCCCAACCACACTCTGCACATTTTATTGTATCAGTTTCTACACCTTCTTTAATACTTCTTTTTTGTTGAATTATTTGTTGTATTTGTGAGAATATACTTTGTATATCTTTGTCTAATTGTTTTTCATCCGCACTCATTGGGGATTCTATATCCATATTAGAATACAGTTTTTTCTTTTTAGCAATTAGAACATCTACTTTTTTAATTAAATCGTGTCTTACCTTATCTAAATCTTTTATAATATCAGATGCGGTTGCTTCGTTTAATATTTTCTTTAACTTTATCATTTCTTTTGTTTATTGTTGGTTTTAACATTAGGATTGGTTAATACCACATAATCTCCAGATTTACTAACATCCCAACCATTTAAGTTTTTTTTCAAATATACATCATACAACTTTGCACGTCTTAAATCTGTATCAAAGTTTTTAGCAGGACTATATTGTAATTTTTCTGGGTTCTTTTTACTTATAAAATCCTTTATTATTTTTACAATAGTAGCCATTACAGAATACATTTCACCACTATTAATTACTTCATCTCCGTTTTTAGAACCAATTGTTGAAAATGATATGTCCCAAGCATCCGATTTACTGATATATTTAAAAATGATATAATAGGGTATTTTTTTTTCTTTTGTTAAAAACATATATTGGTATTCATTCTTACCACTAATTGTTAATAAAAAATTAAATGGTTTTGCAGATGAATCACCTATTTCATTTAATATTTTCTTTAACTTTATCATTTCTTTTGTTTATTTAATATCTTAAATATAAAATCGGTCTCATTCCAAATTGTTTTTAAACTTTCTTTACTTATTAATTGATAGAGTTGAGCATCTGTAATTTTTCCTAATTTGCGTAATTGAATACCAAAATGTTTAATCAATACAATAGGATACTTATCAGACCCGTATTTTTTCTGCTTTATTTCTTTAGCAGTATTTTGTTTTGCAAGTTTTAGTTTATCGTATATCTGTTGCTTTAATCCAGGTTCGGATGGTTCATTATCCTCATCGTATCTTTCTAAGTATCTATCCGCAAATGCTTGACCAAAAGCATTTAATAATTTATTATACTCTTTTTGCACATCAGCTGGATACTTTTTTAAGTCCTTTACTTCATTTAATATATCCTTTAACTTAATCATATTATTTTTCAAATACACCTTTTTTAACCATTCTGCCTAAGATTCTTGCACATGCTATATCCAATGCTTTCTTTGTAGATGTTCCGATTGTTGATTGGTTAAATTTAACCTCATCCACAGTTGCATCTGAAAGGAGTGATAATTCTCTTGTTGTAACAGCTTCACCCAATCCACTTGCTGCTATAATTTCTCCTGTCTCTGCATTTGTAAATCTAACTTGTAAACCCAAACGAGTTACTACTTTATTCTTAACCCCATTACTTAAATTTACGGTCTCATCTTCGGATACTGAAAAATCATATACTTCAATTTCTACAAAATAATGTGCTAATCTAATCTTTCCTCTACCATCTAACTTATCTTGTGAAATACCAGATTGAGAAGCCTGAAATTGCTTTACCATGCGATTCTTAATTTCTGTCTTATCCTCCGTAAACGTAAACCTGTTAAGATTCTCCAGATATTCCATCGTGATATTAGCCACACCCAAACCCACTTTCTTTTCTTTGAGTTCAGGATATTGCTCATAAACCTCATCACCAATACCACATTTGAGAATCTGTATTGGGATTTGTTTGCCTTCATAATCTAAATATTGACTAATGTCTACTTTTGTTTCGAATGAAGCTTTGTAATTTTCTGTCTTTGTTGTTCCCACAGTTTGGGCAATGGCAACATTGCTTAGTAAAACACCAAGCAAGAATACTAATAATTGTTTCATATACTTTTTTTATGGATTCCATTTATTTAATGCACTTATATAATTATTTGTCATATGGTCTTTAACAGTCTTGCCAGAGAAAACCGCTTTAAGGTATTCACCTACTCTTTGCCAATCAACCATCCATTCTTTTATTTTACCCTCATCATCAATCCTTAATTCAGTATTAACATGATGATATCCAATATTTGGTGCACGGGTTACCACATCTAAATTATGAACTATTCTCAATGATTCTATTGGTGATTTATCAAAGTTTTGTTTAAATATTTTATTTCCAACTCTTGGACTACCAATTGTACAACATATAATTTTATTTGATTTGTAAATTGAATAAATCTCATAAGCACATAACGTAGAAACTGCAGCACCCAAACTATGGCCACAAACAATAATATTATCTATTGAATGTTCTTGACCTAAGTTTTTAAGTGCAACATCTAATGCCTGATATGTTTTATCTTTAACTGTTTGCCACGATGATTTGAAACCAATATGAACTTTTTCACCTTCTCCAATGAAAGGAACTTTATCAATTGATGCATCATTTTGGAAATCTTTTTTAGATGAACTTCCTCTCCAAACAATATAAATGGATTTATCTTTTGTGGCAACGAATCCCTGCGTATCGGATTTTTTATCCTCAACCCACTTAACCAATTTCAAACCCAATGATTTAAAATCAATATCTTTTTGGTCAGAATAAACTTTTTCAGTTAAACCAACATTATATAATATTTCTTCTTTTGTCATAGTATTTTTATATTTTATATTATGCACCAAACGCTTTAGTAAATCCTTGAGGACAAGTTTTTGTACATATCAAATCTGCAATAACAGGTGCAAATGCTGCTCCAATTGCGATACCAACTCCAGCTGGTGTTGCCCATAACTCAGCCGAATCTAAACTTTTAGCTAAACAATTTGAAATTATATTGTTTAATAAAGTGTGGTCAATACTATCACTAACATATGGTATTAATAAAAACCCATCTGTTATAATTTTACTCATTTCTCCTACTACCGCAACTTTAACTGCCATACTAGTAATAGTTGATGCCATTACCGATAGAGTAGTTGATGTTGCTACCGCAGTTGGGTTTGCTGGTTCTGGAGTGAATGCGTAAACAATTCCTGCTGAAATTGCTGCTGTAACTGCTATATTACAAGCGTTTGCATCTACCCAATTGTATGCATCTATTACACCTTCTTTCACTTCTGCATAACCTTCTTTAATTACAGACTCTATTTCATTTCCAATATTAATGAGTACCGGTACTACTTCTTCTTCCCACTCTCTACCAGTCACATCTTCAATTCTATGATTTATTTCAGGATGGTCGTGTATGTACCTTATTGCCCTATCGGTAAGTCCCCATGATTCACATGTTGAACAAGGACCGTCACCACCAAATCCATACCATCTTACATTGTTATCTCCGCAATCTGAGCGATGATATACTATTCCGTCTCCGTTTCTGTCTGCCATAATTTTTTCCTTTTTAATTTGTTTTATATAAATATAAAAAAAGGGAGAAATCATCTCCCTTTTCAAATTATCCCAATTCTTCTTCTTTTGGTTCTTCTTTTTTATTAAAGATTTTACCCACTTCAGCGATACCAAAAGCACCCAATGTTATGTACATAAATGAATTATAAATAAATTCATTTACAAGTAATTCTTTTCCTAAATAACCAGTTACTAAATCAGTAACTGCAAATGCTGTCATTACAATAAATGATGCAAACCCTACGATTGTTTTCTCATTCAAATCATTTGAATCTTTGAAAATATCAGTAAATTTAGCCATAGTCTTTTTCCTTTTTTTTTAATTATGAAACTATGTAACCTTTATTTTATCCTACTTGTTCGGCATCCTCATCTTTGATTTTGCCACATTTTAAACATTCTTCTTCACCATCACCATCTAAATCTCCCCATACGTGCTCACATTGTCTATGTGCAAAGTACATATCGATTTTACCATCACCATCAAAATCAATACCATCCATCGTACCATCACCATCCTCATCCACTTCAATACCTGTTCTAGGTTTTGTAGTTGGTACTTGTTCAAATGTATCGTTTACCTTTTCTATTTTTGAGTTTTCAATAGCGGTTTGAAACGCCTCTGGTATGATTGGTGTATTATTTGGTGGAGTTACCGGCATATCAGCAGTGTTACTCATTGCCGTACCATCTTCCTCATCCATTTTCTGAACCAACATTTTATCTTTATCAGTATCACTAAACCAATAGTCAATGATTTTACCATAAGAACCAATGAACGCTCCTAATAACAATAATAGAAGTTCTTTCCATTCACCTTCTATTGCTGATTTATTTAATATGGCGAAGAACATTCCACCTATAATAAACATAAATCCACCCAATACCAATGCGGTGATGTACCATCTTCTGGCCATCATATTACTTAATAAATCTTTAAAACCACTTGGGGGTTGATTATTTTCTGACATTTTACTTATTCTCTTTTTTTAAGTTACGGCCTATGTGGCCATTTCCAACCTTTTTTTCTACCTCGTATTACTAAATAACTACTACCTCCAATAAAAGATGTTAAAAACATCAATGGAGAATTAAACACAAACATAGCTATCGTACACAATACAATTACCACTATAAAACCTAATCCTTGTTCCATTTTAATTTTTTACCACTTAGGGGCTTCTTCTTTAAATTCGTCACCTTCTTTTTTCTTAGGTTTTGGTGCCGGTGCTGGTTTAGCATTACCATCTCCACCCTTGTTGATGATTATAGTTTTAGTACCACCTGATACTTGTTGAGGTGCTGCTTGGTTGATGTTGATTACCGGTGCTGATTGTTGTACCGGTGTTTCATCTTTTTCACCCGTAATAATTTTTGTTACATATGCTGCAATACCTAATGATATTGTACTTACAACTGTAATTAGGATACCTTTAAAAGATTTTCCTGTTGATTCCTCTTGTTCTTCTGCCATTGTTAATTCTCCTATTTATAGTTTGTTAAAATCCGTTATTCCTAATTGTTTACCACTTGCATCAAATAATCCTATTCTATATCCAGATGATGGTAATGCGTTTGTGTATACTTTTAAAATATTGTCACCCACTTTTACTTCACTTGTAGATTTAGATACTACTCTATTAGCAATATCAAAAATTTTAATAGTTACAGTTTGTGCTACATCACTTTTTACATTCATAGCAACTTCCGATGTTACAAATGGGGTTTGTAATTTGATACCAACCGCATTAGCTATTTTTAAATCATCAGTAGCCTGAGGTCTTATTGGTTCTATAATATCATCTTTATAACAACCTGTTAATAGTACTGATACTGCAATTATTGAAATTAATTTTTTCATGTGGTTTCCCTTATTTGGTTATTATTGTTGTTTTACTTATTTCTTTTTTAGTAACATCTTCTAATAACAAATATAAATATTGAGATTGTATTGAATTCGTATAAATCTTCTTTACATTTTCTCCATTCTGTCCAATAAACCTTTCTCTACTAACTACTTGTCCACTTTCTTTATCAATTAAAGTTAGTGTGTATGTTCCAGCTGATGGTAAATCAAAGAAAATAGATTGTCCATTTACTACTTTACTTTCCTTTACACTAAATATCTTTTCAATAGGTATAGTTGGGGTTGGTAGTTCTGGTTTAGTACACCCTACCAATAAAATCAATGATATCAATATTATTTTTTTCATTAGAATTGAAAGTTTGTTCCTATCATAAATAGGATTGGGTTACTCTTTTTATATCCAACTGATTCACTTAATTTATCCCAAGTTGTATTATATCTGATGTTAGTGTTTAATACAAATCTTTTAGTTACCTTCCAATCAATAGATGCACCATAATATAAGTCCAAATTGAAATCATCTACATATGCTAAATCCGATTCAGTGCCATCTTTGAATACTTTATATACATCACTCATTGCAAATACCTGTGGTGATATGTTTACTCTCTTTGTTTTGAATGTATATGTGTACATTGCCATACCTCTATAACTCAATTCACTTGATGCCGGTATTTGTGGATATATTAAATCTTTAAAATCACCATTCTCATCAATTGTATATTTTCCTTCCCACTCACCATCATAAGTTCCCCAAAATGATTTTGATGCAATTACACTATAACCAAATGTTCCCCATTTTTTAGTTCTGAATACATCGATGAATGATAGTGTAATATCTTTTTGGAAATCAAAATCTGTTGAATAAAATGATTGTAATGTGGTTGTTCTTTTTTCGGTATTTTTACTAAGACCGTATCCCACACCATAATAATTCCATATAGGATTTATTGATGCTGCAAATGTATGCCCCCACTGTCCATTCATAGATGATTTATTGTAACCCAAATTAAGAGTAGTTGATATTTGCTTTCCAATAATACCTACCGATAAGTTTGAAGATGAAAGTACATCTTTTGAAAAATTAACATACGATTGTAATATACCCACATCGTTCCAATCATCACTTTCTCCAAATAATTCTTTTGGTGATAATTGTAATGTATCAGGTTTTACGATTTGTGCGTTTGTAACAAATGTAGTCAAAATTAGTGACAGAATTATTATTAGTTTTTTCATTAGTTCATTTTTACTTTTAATTGTGTTCCATCTTTATTAACTGCATCAGTATTTGATATTGATGTTAATCCCAATATACCATTTAATCCTATTGATGGTAAGAATGTTATTTTGTATTCAGTTGTTTTATCTAATATAGTTGAACCATCCGTTATCAATGAACCCAATGTTAGATATGTACCTCTATCAGTTCCAAAATTAGTAGGTGTTCCTTTTGTAATGAATTCCACCTTTTCAAATTTTAGAGCGGTATTATCGTAGTTTAAATTGAATTGAGTACCTACTAATTCTTGTTGTAATGGGTCTACTGATATCGTTACTATCAATTTACCACCAACATTTTCACCCATTAGATATGCATTAATTTGATTAGAAACTGAATTAGTTGATAAACTCATTGTTCTTATTGAATTGGTTGTAACACTACTTACACTTTGTTGTGCCGAATGTGAAAGATTTACATCACCCAACCAAGTTACATTTATATTATATGTGTTATTCAAACTACCCAATGTAAATGGAATTAAGTTACGAGTTGAATTAAATTGAGTTGCCCAATTTGATGTTGTTATCCCATCGTAATCAGATTTGTTATATAATTTCATCAAATAAGTTAATGCCGTAGATTGTGTAAGTGGTTCAACTCCTGTTAAATGTTGTAATAGCTTGTATGTATCACTTTCGTTAAATACACCATTACCATCCACATCTGCGTTCAAATACTGAATAGCATTTGTTAATCCCAATCCACTTTGATTTCCAAATATACCTTTATCTGCCAATTCTTTAAATGCCAAATATACATCGGATACCCCTACTATATTACTATATAGTGTGTTTAGTTCCGTTTGGTTTGAATGGGTTAATTCTATTCCATGTGATTTATATACCATTGCCGGTGAAAAACTAAATTCGGCTCTTGTTCCATACCAACCATCTTGTAATCTTAATTGAGCTTGAAATGTTGATGAAGTTATTTTGGTTGTTAAATTACCGGGCATTATATATGTTTTCCAAAATCCACTTACATTATTAATGGTAACCGGTCCATCGTATATATCAAATAATTTAATCGATGTTATATCGTTTGGAGATACTCCCGTTCCATCAAATTCTCTTTCATCTATTAACAATTGATGTCCACCTAAAGTTACATTATATGGATTTATTATTGCCCATTCAGTTTGTCCTGCAGATGTCAGTGCTTTATATCCATTTGCGGTTTTAGCAGTATCTAATAAACTTGTCAAATCAACTTTACCTAAACCACTTAATTGTTTAGCAGTTCCGTTTACTATATTCCAAGTATTATTTGTATATGTGTATCCTTTTGCTGAAAATTTAGTTTCATCTACATTTGTTCCAAAATCAATATTGAATGCTGCTCTTAATACTTCTCCGTTTGAGTGTGTTACCGAATTTGTATAAAACTCCGTAAATGTAGCATCATCGGGATTAGACCAAGTTCCATATTCAATTATATATGGATTACTCCAATTGTTTGATAAATCATTCCATGTTGATGCACCACCCCAGTTTGTTACTGCATAATCCTCACCATGATTATATCCATTTGGTTCACCACCTGCCCAGTTGTTATACACACCGGCAATGTTTCCTGCAGTTTGTCCATTTGAGGTTTTCATTACAGTTCCCTTTTCAGGCCCTGCATCAATTACCCATCTTCCATCTATAACCTCATCAGTTGCTGCAAACCATACATTCGCTTGAGGAACATTGGCAAATATAAAAGCATTTTCTGATGCTGATGTTATTGTTACCAAATATCCAGTCTGTCCCTTGAATGTTGTTAATAAGGATGCTGCTCTTGCTCCGGTGTATGTTGTACCGGCGGTTACGGGTTTGTAAAAATGGCCATTAACACCATTGTAATAAAATCCAACGGGATTAACAGTTGCTGCTACCGATATTTGAACATTGCCAACTACTGAACCTGTATTTATTTTTAGGGATTCTAATGCAGTATTAATACTAGCCATTGTACCTGTTACCACCAAACGAGTTTTATTACCTGTTAAAGTAAATCCACTTGCCGCGGTTAAGCCGGTTGTTGTAATTAAGTAAAATGTAGTATTTGTTGATGGGTTGATTAAACTGATTGAAGCTAGTAATGTAGATGTTGAAGTAAATCCACTTAATTGAAATCCACTTCCATCTTGTGCGGTAGTGGATGGTATAAACGATTTAGAGTCCGGAGCAGATACACTCTGTCCGAACCCTAAAAATGATATAAATAAGAATAATGTAACTAATAAGTGTTTCATATTATTCAACTATTAAGTTGATTTTGTTACCTTTAGCATCTACTGCATCTGATAATATAAAGTAAAATAATCCCGCAGTATTACTTAAAGTTTCTTTTGGTGTGAATATTAATTTATATGGAGTACCTACTTTAATTCTTGCAGTTTTTAATTGGTCAATAGAACCAAATGTTAATCTACCATTATCATGTGTTGAGAAGTTAGTAATTGTACTTCCTGCATCGAATATTACATTATCCAAAGTTAATTTAGATTCGTCATAATTCATTACTACTTGTAAACCTGCTAATTCTGCTTTTGTTAAAGTTGTAGTTAATACTACTTTACCACCTTCTAATGTAGATGTAATACCCAATTTTGCCGTTTCTACCGCTAAAGTTTGATAAGCCATTGGTGCAGTACTCATAGATTTAATTGAGTTTGTACCTTTATCATTTACTGAATTAGTAAATTGTCCTGCAGTTATTTTGGTTGCAATTACTGCTGGGTCTGATGAATGTGACCAGTTCAAATCCCCGCCCCATGCGAATACTGCATATACTTCTTTTATTGGAGTATCAATTAGTACTCTATTCTTTACAACACCATCTAACCAACTTTGATTTAATAAACCACTATACCATCTTACTGATGTTGAAGTTGAAGTAGGAATCATTGCGGTTGTTGACATGTTTTGTCCCATTACGTGTGCAAATAATGCATATGAATCTGCTTCACCAAATGGACCATTACCTAAACTAACTTTACCAACCTTCTTTTCTAATGCAGGTAATGTAAAATAATTTGTAGTTCCACTAATATCAGTTTGAGAGTGTCCTAAAAATGCTTTGTAAGCATCTGATACAGTTACGATGTTATTCATCCAACTTTTTTGGAATGCTCCTCCAACAAATACACCAACCGAATCACCCACTTTAACTTGAGTTGTGAAAAGTGCTTCACCACTTGCATCTAATGGTAATTGTGCGATGGGTTGTTGTGACCAATCGATGTCCCCACTACCATCCGTTTTCAATTTCATCAATTGAACACTATGGTCAGTAATAGTATATCCTTGTGGATATAAAACTTTTACTTTAAATTGAGATGTATTACCCGTTACACCTGTTATAGATGAGAATCCACCACCAGTAATAGCTCCAACGTTTCCACCAACAGTATCAGTACCAGTTGCCAAATCTATTTTGAATATGTTTGAATAACTATTTTGGTCTTTTAAGATATATTTTTGAGTAGCTATTAATCCACTAATAGATTGGTCTGCTCTTTGAACTGTTAATTGTCCTACATTCCAATCTGCATTTACTGCATATGCCCAAGGGGTTAACCCATATTGTGCATAAATATCATTATCATTTGCTCCTGCGTTTGGAGTAAACTTATAGTTAGTCCAACCGGTATAAAATGTTTGTGCAGATGTACCTTGATTAAATGTAGTTGAAACATATGTTAATGCTTTATTGTTAAATTGATATCTAAACCAAAGATAACGAGGATTAACAATAGTCGGACCTTTAGTTAAATTGTACTTAACTGTCAAAGTATCACCAACTTTTAACCCCGTTTCTGGCGTCATTGATTGACCAATTTTTAATTGTGCATTAGACGTAAATGCGATAGTGGATAGTATTAATATCCCTAAAAATGTTAATAGTTTTTTCATTGTTGTTGTTTCTCAATTTGTTTTACTAATGATTCACATGCTTTTTTAATAGCATTACTTAAACTTTGTTGATTGAATTTACCACCCTCATCAACTATTAGTGTAGACATTGAGACTTCAGATGAACCCGCTTCAACAACAATATCTTTTCCTTTTTTGCCTTCTTTGAAAAGATTTGCTTTTAAGCGAACGACAACTTCATCTTCATTTTTATGAAATACTGAAATGTTTGTTTTAGTTGATAGGACATCTAAATAAACGATTTCAACTTTTAATCTATATTTGGCATCTTCGGATAATCCATATCCCTTTTCTTGTAAAAACTCTTCTAAGATATTTTTTACACCAAAAGCAAGATTACGATTTCCTGCTAACTTACCAATTTTAACCTGATTTTCTACGGATTCAACAAAGATATGGTCTTCGGCATCATACCATATATTTTCTGGATTATTTTTGAATGTACCATCGATTCTCCATTCAATCCAATTTACAATATTTCTTTGTAATTCATGTTTACCAGAAAATTCTAAATAAACAAAGAACATTTGGAAAGATATGGCGAATATAATCCATAACCCTACTAACGAAAGAAAAGCTGTGAATGCTTTTTCTTTTAACGAATCTACATTAATGTGTAAACTTTTAATTACCTGTTTCATATAATACCTTTTTTTAATTGAAAACTAAAACTAAAAAAAATAACCTATTTATGAAACATGTTGTTGCTAATAAGTATTATTCAAAAACAAAAAACCTCATTGTTAAATGAGGTCTTGTAATTCTTGATTAAAATTTTCTTCGGATATTTTTTTAAATTCATCTCGTTTATCAAAAGCACTGAGATGATTTAATAAATGAGAATTGTTTCGGTATTTATAATTTTCACAAACTACTAAATTTTTTATTTTAAATTGATAGATTTCCATATCAGTAGTTGTCATCAGTTTTTCTGCAGCCCACATTATAAATGTATCTTCAAATCCATAATGACTAAATGTTTCCGGTATTCCAATTCTTCGTAATAATTGGCCGGATAAACAAGTAAACCAACCTCCATTAAATTTATATTTTGGTTGATTATCTATTACATTATTAACTATTTCTATTGTAACCTCTCCCTTAACTCCACAATCTATATATGGATTATTTGTAAGATGATAATCCAATGGTTTAGTTAAATACTTTTCATTAACTAAACAATCCCAAGTGGAATCACCAACTCTAACAATCTCCGGTGTTATGATAGTATATGGATATACATCATTAATTGCTATTAGGGTTTCCTCCATATAAGATAAAGTCTTTTCATCAAATATGATATCACTATCTAACCAAATATAATAATCTGCAGTTTCTTGAGTTTCTAATGTATGTTTTCTATGAGATACACACCCCTTTATATCTTCAGATGCAGTGAAGTATTTTGCACACCAATCACTATGTGCTGATAGTTTTAATAATTTATCAATGAAATAACTTTTTGGTAACGCAGAACGTTTCCAATCTACCATATCATTCGCTATACACATACTTATATCCAATACCCATTCGTGTTTTCCACTTAGGTATTTTGATGCACGTCTTAACTGAGTTAGTAGAGTTTCTAAATCATCAATTTCATGTGGTAAAGTAAATATTGATATTACTATCCTCATTTGTTATTTAATATATTTTGTAAACCGATATAAAATAATTCTTCGTTATACTTTTTATACTCCTCACGTTTATCTATAAATTGTATTTGGTCTTTATAAGTGGTGATTCTATCGTAATAATTTTCACACACAACTGTATTTTTTAATTTGAATTGTTTTATGGTAGGGTCTTGCAATATATTTGCACCCCACATTAAGTAAGTATCATCCAACCCATAGTGTCCGTAGTTTTCTGGAAATGGTATAACCTTCATTAATTCTTTTGATATCAATGCGAACCACCCACCACCAAATTTCATATATGGTTGGTGATGGACATTATTATGTACCTCCTCTAAGTGTGGGTCTCCATAAATAGTGGCATCAATATATGGATTATTAGTTGCCTGATATCCTATTGGTTTATTTATAAATCTTTCATTTACTAAACAATCCCATGTGGAATCCCATTGCCTTACGATTTCTGGAATAGATACAAATTTAGTAAATCCTGCATATTCAATTACATCTATTGAATTGATTGAATGTGCTAGGGTTTGTGGGTCAAAGATTATATCAGTATCTAACCACAAATAATAATTTGAATCAGAATACGATGCTAATCTTCGCATTGAGGTACATCCATTTATAGTAGTTGTAGTTTCAAACGTACCATTAGATGCCCAATCGGTTAATGGTTTTAATCCTAAAAACTTTTCAGTACATTCTTCTTTGGTAACACTACTTTTACTCCAATCAATTATCTCATCAGACACACACATAACAATATTAAATTTAATATTATCACATTGTTCTTTTGTTAGATAATCCTTTCCAATATACAATCGATTTAATGATTTTTCTAAATCATCAATATCGGTGGGTGATATCCAAATTACAATTTCTATCATACTAATTCTGCAACTTTTGCCATTCTGCCAAACACACATATTGTATTTTGTCCAACCAATGGTAAGTTATCAGTTAACATAACCAATTGGTCTTTATCTATTATATATTTGTATTCATCTTTTATCTGAACTGATTCACCCTTACTCTTTTTGTTTTTAATATAATTGATAAATGTGTTTGGATTACTACCCCATGTGATATTACCAATTCTAATAATATTATAGTTTTCAAAATTAGATTTGATAAGCAATTCCATTCTTCTTTTATGTTGTAAGTATTTGTTACTACCTACCTTTTCAATATCATCAACTGAAATGGAACTAAAATAGAATAAACAGTTTGTTCTATCTTGTTTATCTAACAATTCTATTTCACGCATAAATTCAGATTCTCTAATTTCATTACTATTGGAAACTCCAGATACAAAGAATGTTGCCCCTTCTCTATCGTTTAAGACAGATGCTATATCACCTCTACCTATAATCATTATTCGTATTTTTTTGTTATGATTCGATTCCATTCTGGAATTCTATCGTATTGGTGTACCATTGCGAATGGAATACCCGTACTTGTTTTTACAATGTCCCCATCCATAATCGGTGATGGTTCTAATAGGTTTTCACCATACTGACTGACCATTCTTTGGTCAACAGTCGTTCCACATTGTGCAGCCCAACCCTCTTCAGAATTTGTAAACCTAGTCAATTCTTTATATGGAGAAAATGATAATGCTACATTTACTGCTGCTTGGTCAGGTGTTGCCGATGGACTTCCTTGACACATTAAGTACACATTTAAAAATAATTCAGACATTGTTTTCCAATCACCTGATATTGTTCCTGCATTTACTGTTATATTTTCTTTACATCTATCATACACAATCTCACCAAAACTTTCAATCATATTACCCCTACCCCATACCTCATCCTTATACTTAACACTTTCTCTACCTGCATTTATTTTATAATCACCTAAGTTTTTTTCTAACCATTCTGATGGGTTATATTGAAATACTACATCCTTTGGGTCTAATGCCATTACATACCTTAACCCACCGGGAGTTTCTTGTGCTAATTGATTTAATACAAGATAATAATGTAAATGTCTATCGACGGTTACTATAAAATTATCTCTATAAATGTATCGTTGGTTTGTTTCATCTTTACCAAACCCAACAACATCCCATCCTCTTTTTTTTAATTCATCGACCGTTGAAAATGGAACATTATAAACTATCATAACTTTATGACCGGTGAATCCACTTCTATCAATTGAGTTTACAAATAGTTTAATATTTTCAAATGTATAATTTGTGATACATCCTATTACTACATCTTTCATATTATTTCGTTAACTTTTTTTAATGCCGATTCAATTACTTGATGCATATCATAGTATTTGTATTCTGCCAATCTACCTCCAAAGATAACATTTTTTTCTGAGTTTACCAAACTTTTATACAAATTATATTTCTCATTGTTTTCAGAATCATTTACTGGATAATAAGGTTCGGTGGTTTTAGCATCATATTCTATTGGATATTCATGTGTAACCCATGTGGTATTACTATCTCCAAATTCAAAATGTTTATGTTCTATTGTTCTGGTATATGGAGTTTCTGAATCCGTATAGTTCATTATAGCACAACCTTGATAATTTGGAATATCCAATTGGTTATGTTCAAATTTAGTTGTTTTATATTCTAATTCACCAAATTTGTAATTATAAAATTTATCAATTGGGCCGGTGTAGATTACTTTTTTATATTCGGGTAGTTCATCGGTAAAATAATCCGTATTTAATTTAACATCAATACCTTCTAATAGTTTTTCAAATATTTGAGTATACCCCCCAATTGGAATACCTTGATATTTGTCATTAAAATAATTATTATCGTATGTAAATCTAACAGGTAATCTTTTAATAATTTCCTTTGGTAATTCCGTTGCCGGTTTTCTCCATTGTTTTTCGGTATATCCTTTTATCAATTTGGTGTAAACATCCTTACCTACAAATTTAATTGCTTGTTCTTCTAAGTTAGTAGGTTCGGTAACATCATCACTTTGTTTCTGAATCATTGTCTTTGCTTCATCCGGAGTAGTGACCCCCCACATTTGGGAAAACGTCCACATATTAAATGGTAACGAATACAATTCTCCTTTATAATTTGCAACGGGTGATAATCTAAAATGATTAAATTTAACAAACTGATTTATCCATTTCCAAACTTCTTCGTTTGATGTGTGGAATATATGTGGGCCATAATCATGCACATTTATACCATCCCTATTTGATGTATGACAATTTCCACCAATATGATTTCTATTATCAATTACACAAACTTTATAACCCTTTTTATTTAGTTCATATGCACATATAGAACCAAAGAAACCAGAACCAACTATTAAATAATCGTACATTTATTTTATAATTTTTTTAAATACTTCTACAATATGGTTATTTATATTTTCTTTTGTAAATGTTTTTTCTGCAAACTCATATAAATTATTTGATAATTTATCATATAGTTCTGGATTATTTTCTACATATTCGAGTTTTTCAATTAAATTAGATAAATCTCGTTTAACCATAATACAATTTTCACCATCTACTAAACCATCCATCCAAAATTCTTGATAAGGTCTTTCATTTATAAACAAAACACGTTTAGTACAACATAAAAATTTTAATCTACCTGACCACCCAACTCCTTCAATATCAATTAGATATTTGTATTTACAATGTTCTGCCAATGAAACAAAATTATTAGCTGTTAATTTTTCTGGATTATCTCTTATAAAATCAATCGCATTACATAATAGTAAGTTTGGATATTGAATAGCCAGTTGATTATACTTCATTCTTGTCGGTATATGTGAACCGATAGAACCAGACCAAAATAGTTTATTTATGATTGGTATATTTTTCGCTTGTATTTTTATTTCATTTACTGTATTTTCAAAACTTTCTATGCCAATTTGTCTCCAACCATCAAATGTAAAACAAGGAATTGTTTTATATTTATCACTTGCGTGGGCGTAACTAAATCTATCATTATCAAGTTGGTCAGATGTATTGATTAGTATTTGTAACTTCTTATTATGAAAAACTTCTTCATTTGATTTTAACCCATCTATTATAAGTTTTATTGTTGATGGATTTCTATCTTCATATCCACCATAATCATAAAAAGTAAAAACATTTTCTACAAGACGTATTTCGAATGAATATCTTGGACCAGATTGGTTTATAATATTATATTCCATTTAGTATAATTCTTTATATCCGTGAATAAAACATGCGGTATCTGATACAATCCTATTTGGATATGTCATATCATCAGTGCCTTCCCATATCTGATAGGTATACCCAAAATATTGTAAAAAACAATTGATTAAAATATCACTCCAACCTGTAATTCTACTATCGTATTTAACTAACTCTTCCAATTTAAATTCATCAATTTTTGAATATGAATCTAAAAAAGATTGTCTTCTAAAAATAGAACCACCACACATACCATACCCCCAAAGTGTATTTTTTTGGTTTCGATTCATCAATACATTTTTTATTGGGGTAGGCCAATCCCATGCTATCATTCCACCACTATCTTCGGTTGGAAATGTTATATCAGAACTTACTGTTAATACATCATCTTCAAATATTACTATCCACTCTTCATTGTATTTTAAACAAGTATCATTTACTCGTTTTAACCATTCATAACAACCTTCTATTTTATCAAATCTACCACCAGGAAAAACGTTAATATCTGAAAATGTAAAATCAATTCCGTATGTTTCAACAAAGTGAGAATAATCACTACCATTGTCAGATACTACTCTCATTTTAGCAGTTGGGAAAAACTCTCTAAATTTTTGTATTGTAAATTCAGTTGCCTTGTCATTTTTCCAAGTCTGATAGTGTACTGCAAATTTATTTTCCATATTTATTTTGATTTATAATTAATTATATAATCAGAACATATCCCTTCACATTCACTAACATCATCATTATAAATTTCAGGCATTACTGCTATACTTCCTTTAATCGGTTGTTTACCAGGATATACCCACATCCACCCATTTGAAGTTAAAGTCATAACATCATTTTCGTGCCAAAAATAGTTAAATCCATCAAATGAATTAAACCATTCCATCGCTTCTATATTTTTACAATGTATCCATAAACTATAATGTCTATCATTTAACCATTTTTGTGAAACGCCATATTGTGGTTTATCATGCCCTAAAAATAATTGACCTTCTACCATCCATACATCCACTTCAACATTAAATCCATCTGATATTGCTTTGTCAATATACATTGGTTCGTTTTCATATGATTCAAACTTTCCATTTGTGTTTCCTCTATGTGATATTAGTATCATCTCTTATTTTCTAAATAGTAATTCAAATCTTCAGGTGTTCCTAACCCCCACATCTTTTCAATGTTGAATGTTTTTATTTTTTTACAATCTGCAATTGCTTCATTAAAAGTTGGACAAGTGTAAAATTCACCATTTGTTCTAATATCTTTACTAATCATTTGTTCTGCATATTTTACATAATCAGAACCTTTGGCCCAATAGTAAATCCCAACTGTTGCAATATCTGAAATTGGATTCTTCTCTGCTACTTCGGTTACATATCCATACTCATCCACTTTAGCGAATGACCATTTTGGATGTGTTGCGGTAAATGTAACAATTCCTCCATCTACTTTCTGCTCAATCATCTTATACATAAACTCATTACTATCCCACTCAAGGAATTGGTCAGAGTTAGCCATAACCAATGGTTGGTTATTATCAATGAATTCTTTTGCTAATAAAGTTGTACATGCTGCACCTTCGGTTATACCATCAACTTCTACAATTTTACAGTTAGGGGTGATTAAATTTAATAGGGTATCTAAGTTATATTTTGCTCTATGTTCTTTTTGTACTACATAAATGTACGTTGCTTCTATATTAAGATTATCTACAACCACCTGAATCATTGGTTTACCTTCCACATCAATTAGTGGTTTAGGGAATGTATATCCAGCTTGTTGAAATCTACTTCCAGCTCCGGCCATTGGGATAAGAACGTTCATCTTACCACCTTGCCATTTTGGAATACTCATAACTTTATTTTTGTTTAATTTGTTTTCTATTTTTTCTAATGTCAAATCATTTGGGTTGTCCACTCTTAATACACTTGCTCTACTTCTACTTGCTGCCAATAGTCCATGTGGAGAATCTTCTACTATTAGAGTTTCTTCAGGCAAACATCCCATCATACTCATAGCCTTCCAATACATTTCAGGGTGCGGTTTAGAGTTCTTTACATCCTCATTGGAGATGATTAAATCCATATACTCAATTATACCTATCTTTGCTAACATAACCAATACAGACCTTCTAATTGAGTTTGAAGCACATGCTAACTTATAACCCTTATCTCTCAATTCCTTAAACAATTCAATCTTTTGTAAATCGGGTTGTAATTCAGATATTGCTTCAATTGTTAATTGTTGTTTTCTATTCCAAACAGTTTCGTATGTATCTCTTTGTAGTCCTTTGTTTTGTGTTAATAATTCTAATTTCTGATTGGTTTTTAATCCATCGTATATAGATAGGTGTTCTGCTTCTGAAATAACATATTTTGTACTCTTTGCTATTTCCCACAAAGCCTTATTCAATGTTTCAAAATGTATTTGTTTTGCTTCTACTAATACACCATCCAAATCAAATATAATTAATTTTGTCATTATCTTCCGTATTTTTGATAATCGTTATGCATAAACAATCCTTCGTTATGCCCTACTTTATATTCCTGTTGTGCCCACCATTTACTAATATTACCTTCCAATGCAATACCTTCTCCTGCAAAGGGTTTGACAGTATCTAAATAAAATTGTTTTTTATAAAGACATGGGTTATTTGTCCAATTACCATAACGAGATGTAGTCCAAAACATATCTTCCGATTTCTTTATCAAATCAGGGAATTCAACTGCAGGGTCTAACCAATGCAGTGAATCTAAAAGATGAGGTGATGTACATTCAATTTCATCATCATAATAAGTAAGTTCTTTTCCTATATTTCTAAATGAAAAATGTGGATTACCTGGCTGTTGTCTATGTCTTAATCTAACAACATCCATACCCATTTCAATTGCTTGATAACTTTTCTTTAATGTATCATATGTAGTTTCTTTATCTTCAATTAAATTCCAATCATGTTCTAATACTAAAACATATTCTTCCTTTGCATTTTCAGTCAAACGAATGAATGCTTGACCTATTCCGATATTCTTTTGTAACCCAATGAAATCTAATCCAAAGTGTTTTGCGATTTCCATATCTTGCGAGGTTACCTCCTGAAATAGAATCGTAACATCGTTTACCATATCAAACAAACCATTTTCATAATATGTAGTTAAAGTATCTACAAGGACTTGTCCACTACGCCATGCCAATATTCCTATACTGATTGGTAACTTATTCATAACTTATATTTTTTTATAATGTATGTTTATTTCTGCTTCAACTTCATCATTAATAGTTTCTTTTACTATTTCAAATCCATTTGACTTTAAATACTCTCGAATATCCTCAGCTTTATTACTTGTATTTTTATATAATTCAACTGCATTTGATGCTTCAATTACACCTTCATTTACAAACGATATTTTATCTTTTAAAGATTTTAAAACATTAAAATCATTTCCTTGTGCATCTATATGTAAAAAATCGATAGTTTCAATTTTATATAATTCACAAAAATCATATAATGTAATGGTTGGTACAATATAAGAATGAGTATTACTAAAATCAGCTCTACCTGGCCAAGTTTCATTTAAATCATCAGAAAATTCATATAAACTACTGCAACCCCAATCCCAATGACCTGCTATATTAAATTTTTTGAATGAGTTTTCAGAATCTACTGCAAATGGTAAAATTCTAATATTTTTATTTTCATATGATAGTGGCCAAAGATACTTTACTAATAGTTCATACGTTGGTTCAAATGCATATACAATAGAACCATCTGATGCTAATTCTTCGGTTTCCGTACCTTTATTAGCTCCTACTTCAATTTTTATTTTCATTTTTATAAATTTAAGAATTTGTATGGATTTTCTGGCCAATGAGTTTCTGCATTCACATTTCTAACCAATCTATAATCCCAATTTGTTTGATGTACTTTTATATTATTATCTTTAAGTTGTTTCCCCAAAAATGTTTCAGGATGCCATCTACCCAATTCATGTGCAAATATATTTAAATTCAAAAATGTATCTGAATAAATTTTCATTGCATCATACGTTCCTATTGCTAGTTGGTCGTTATACCCACCCATATTAAATTCTTCAGTTGGTATATAGATATCATATTTTTTATTACTTAAATCATTAATTATACTTTCAATATCAAATTTTGGTTGAAGTAGTAAATCAAATCTTGCTCTGATTACCACATCATACTCCCCTTCTATTAAATCAAAACATTTCTTAATGGAATAATACATTAACACATTATTCTTAGTGTTTCCTTCTATTTTTATACCATTTAAATCTAACATTGGTACTAATACATCCAATGCTTCTTTATCTGAATTTATTTCTAATTTTTTTGGATTGTATAAATCAATTGCTCTACACTCATCCCAACTATGTATAAATGTATCAACTTGATGTTCATTATTTATAAAGGCATCGTAAATATATGGATAACAAAACATAGAACTTCTAGGTTTTCCAGATATACATAAAGCAATTTTCATAATTTTTATTTTATATACTGAATACTATGGTTGTTTAAATACTTCTATACATAATACATTTTTATCGTTTACCAAAATCATTCTACCATCACTTGTCATAAGTTTAGTAAATTGACCTTGCTTAATGTATTCTGATTCTATATTTTCAAAAGTTCGTTTTTCCCCACCTACAAAATGTATTATTTGAGTGACATATTTTCCTTGCGATTTAACACTTGATTCACAATCTAATTTTAATAATGCCATTATTTAATTTTTTTAAAATTATTAAATTCGGTTATTAGTTTATCTACTCTTTGTATTTGAGTATGAGTATTTAAAACCTTATTCATTCCATTTAGGGCAATGCGATTGAGTTCATTTCTATTTTCATTATAATAATTTATCTTTTCAATACAATCTAACATATTATCATAATAAACTATTTCTTCACCCTCTATAAACATTTCAGAAAGACCAGTTGATTCTTTTAACCTATCAGTTATAACCATCTTACCGCATGCCATTCCTTCAAACAATCTACGAGTTATTTCTCCCCATCTACTATTCTGAATAACCATTAAACCGGAATTCAAAAATTCAGTATGTTCTATAGCATCCATTCCGTTTCGGTTTCCAATCCCACCATCACCCCATTCCGTAAGGTAATCTAAAAATTCAGAACCACCTCTTCCTCTACTTGTAACCGCAACATATTGAGGCGGTTCATCCATTGGGAATTGAACTGCCGTATCTGCCCAATGGGGGACCCAATCAGCAGTTATGCCTCTTTTTCTATATTCTTCTGCTGATACTTTATCTGGTGTAATTGTATAATGAAACCTATTTGCTTTTGGATAGTTTCTTACAAAGTTTTGAGGGTCATCTCCACTTTCTTGTATCCAAAATGTGTTTGGTTTTAAACTCTTATCCAACCATTTAGAATCAATTCTACCCCAATCCATAAACAATACAATATCCGTTGGGATATCTTGTTGAATCCATAATTGTAATTGAGAATCATCCGTTGCAGTTATTGAAACTATTTCAGTTTCCCATCCTCTCTTTTGGAATTCATTTAATAATGATAAAGGAGTTGACCACGTTTCATTTGGAGCGTGGTTATATACGAATGTTATTTTAGATGGTTGCATAGAAAGAGTTTTGTTTTTCCTGTCTTTCTATTTGTTTATGATGATATAAACAAAATTGTTCTTCTGCTGGAAAATTTGAGAATGTATTGTATCCAGTAATTCTTTCATGTACTTTACCCATCCATGTAACATCATCCGTATTCTTATATATTCTTGTCTGATAATCAGGAAAGTTTACCCATTGGGTTTCGTTTACATTCCAACCCCATTGTTGAATATGAGATTGAGTTAAACCTTCGACTGTATTGATTCGCGGTACAAAAACAATATCTACATTATTACTATCCAACACCTCACCCAATATTTCTATTAGATATTCGTGTGGAATCTCATCGGCATCTATTTGAAAAATATAATCCTTTGAACAATGAGATTTAAGATTATTTTTGAATGATGCAAAATCATTATTTAATGAAAAACCAACCACTTTGTGATTGGAATGCATTACATTGATTAAATTAAGATAATCTGCTACCTCTTTAGTAACTGATGCCTCATCATATTGAATGACAATCTCATCTTCTTCTCTGATATGTAATTGTAAAAAATTAAGGAGTTGTGCTAACTCATCAATTTCATTACAAACTGTAACTGCGTAACTTATACTAGCCATCTTTTTCGTTTATTTCTTTTTTAATAACTTCTCGTCTTGTAGAAGCCGTATTTCCTTCTTGGAATATTTCTTGTAAAAACCCATCTTCAAATCGGATTTCCCAAACATTAGCAATTTTATCTAAAAAATAACTTCTATAATTATCTAATTTATGTGAGTAGATTGTTCTATTTCGTTTTACATAGGTTTCAAATAATTGATGACCATCTTTACTCATTAATTTGAGTAACTCACTTAATGGTTGGTCTTTTTCAATTGGTTTTGTTTTATCTCTAAGTTTATTTAAAAATGTAATAAAATTTGCAGGTAATACGTGATTCAATAAAAGACAATGAATTTTGTTATCAATTTTACCAATTACAAATACATATCTACTTTCCATCCCAACTTTTGTTGGTGGTACACCATCAACATATGTAGAAATACGATAAACGTTTCTAGGTAAAATTAGTGATTTACTAATTCTTCGTTCCGGTTTTAATATTTCTTTATATTGGTTGGTATAAAACTGCATTTTATAATTTAGTTATCTTTGGTAAGTTTAACTGAGGTAATTTCAATTGAACATGACTTGCAACTTTAACATATTTATTAAGTAAATTACCAAAAACTTCTGTCATTTTTTCTAGTGAGAAATTATTTTTAATATTTGTTTGCAATCCCTTTGAAGTATCTGAATATTTATTATAATTTTTAAACACATCCATTATTTTTTGTGCTGCAGTTGAATAATTTACGGAGAACCATTGTGATTCTGCCATTAAGAATTGGTTTGCTGCTGATGGGTGGACATTTGTTAATTCTCCATCTAAATAAATAGTATTAGTTTCAGGTAAAAAATCAGTCAATCCACTCCATTTTGAAACTATAACAGGTTTACCCGTTGTAGCAAACTCTGCAAGTGGCCTACCATACCCTTCACCCTTAGTAAATGATATCATAGCCTTTACTTTTGGATGATGATATAAATTTGCTATTTCGCTTGATTTCATATCTCCAAATAATAAATAAATAGGTGGACAGTTTTCACCATATTCTTTTGTTATGGTTTTAATTTTTTCACTAATCTCTTCTCTATCGATAATACTAAATCCAGCCATAGATGTTTTTAATATCAAACCGGGTTGTTTATTTTTTGGAACGGATTTAAAAATAGTACAAAATGTTTTAATTAACATTCCTACATCTTTTCTGTCTTGTCCTAAATCTCCACTCAACCAATGACCTACAAATAAGAAATTAAAATCAGTTTCAATTTTTTTATCTAATTTTTCAGTATTAATAAGAACATCAGTTTCTTGATTAGTTCTATTTAAAAAAATATCTAAATCAACTCCTTCGAAAAGAACTTCAATTGGAGTTTGAACACTTATATCTCTAATTTTTTGACCTGATGCTTTATCCACTTCAGAAAACGAAGTTTTTTGTAATACCTCTTTTGTAAAGTTAGATGGTACTAAAACTAAATCCATTCTATTACAACCATCAATAAAATCCTTTGGTGCTAAAGTAGTTTCAACTCCTGCGGTAATACCAATATTGTATTTACCCATTTTTTTAAATTCATTAGCAACTGTAACCTGAATATATACATCCGGTTCTCTATCTAACGTTGTAATGACACTACTCAATACTTTTTTACTAAATTCACTCACACCATCGAGTTGATTTTGTGGTGTAGAACCCCAACGAGTTGGTACTACTTTCACATCATATTTATCCAAATCAAATAAACTCTGAAGTAAATCTCTACTATGGTCACCATATCCACTCCTTGTAAAAACTGGTGCTTGAAATACTAATAATGGTTTGCTCATATTTTATTTTTTATTTTCCTGTTGAACCGAAACCTCCGGCTCCTCTTTCGGTATTATTTAATTCATTTACTTCTGTCCATTCTACGATTGGATGTGGTATGATTATAAGTTGACAAACTCTATCTCCCACTTTATATGCTAGGGAATCAAGTCCATTAGATTTAACGAATGTTGCTTGAAGTTCTCCCCTATATCCAGCATCAACTACTCCAACTGAATTGCTTAAAATAAGTTCGGTATTTCTAATAGATGAACGCGGGAAAATTAAACCCATAAACCCATCTGGTATTTCTAATGCTATACCCAATCCGTATGTTATTTGAAATGTAGTATTCTCTTTAATTGATGTTGCTACCAAATCCATGCCCGCATCACTTTCTTTTGCGTAAAATGGGAGTATTGCATTTTCTTGTAACCTTTTTATATTAACTTTCATATTATTTTAATTTATATAATCCAAATCTATCTTTAGGTCTCCAATTTTGGAAAGCTGTTTCCATACCATCAGAAAGAGTTTTACACATATTTGTATGATTTAATCCACCTTCGTTTAACATCCATTCCCTGCCCGCTAAACCTCTCTTTTTACGGTCTTTCTTAGGAATATCATACCAATACTTCATTGCATCAGCAACTTCGTAAATATCAACCTTATCATCAATAATATATGGCGTTGGAACTGAACCTACAAGTGTTTGAACTTTACTGAATACTGGTTTAACCCATTCTCCGTGTCCTAACTTATCTGCCCATACTCTCCAATCATGTACCGAACCAATTTTCACATAATCTTCTGCCGTTAATTCTTTACCATCTAATGTAAATGCACATTGGTCTTGTAATCCACCCGTAACGTTTACAATAATAGGAGTTCCGGCCATTACTGATTCTGCAGTTGTTAATCCAAATCCTTCGTTACCTGCAATGTTAATAGTAACATCTGATAAGTTATAATACCAATTTAATTCCTCTTGTGAAATTCTAGTTTCTGAGAACTTAACTTCGTAATCAGGACAAATGGTTTCCTTTACTTTAAACAAATCCGTTCCGTTTTGGTCAACCGCTTGGGTATGCATAATTAGGCAAGTCTTATCTCTATCTTCAATTGGTAAAGAATCTACAAAGCGTTTATATGCCCAAATGACATCGGATGGTTGTTTTCGTTTGATATTACGATTCATCCAAAATAGGACAAATTTATAATCTTTATCACCTAATACTCTTTTACGGAATTCATCAGGTACTTCAGCAGGTTTGAAGGTATTTGAGTTAATACCATGCGGTACATATGATACTTGCCAATCTTCAAGGGGTTTGAATGTTGGTGAATCAGTTCGTTGACCTACTCTTCGTACAATACCATATGTTTGTTTAGAAATACATCCTAACCAATCACAACTCTCATAATAATCTCTATTATATTGAGGGTCTGGTAAATCATCCCAAATATGATAAAAGAAAATAGGTACGTTTTCACGTAATTCTGCTTCCATATCATACAACCATCTCCAATAACGAGGGTCGGTAAAGTGTAAGATTGCATCAGGTTGATGTCTCATTATTAACTCGCGTAAAATATCAGCATCACCATAACCACTCCACGGAACGATTTTAACTGAAGCATCAAATACACCACTAATTTTTCTAGCATCATCACCTAAATCAATTTCTTTACCTTTTTCAGGATGTTCTACTGCTGCACCTAATTGTATCCAATTGTACTTATCCAATGTACCAAAAATTAATTCTTTTGATACAGTTGCTATACCAGAGGACATTCTGAAATCATCGGATAATAAAAGAATTTTCTTTTTCTTTCTTACTTCTGTCATTTACTTAAAATTAAAAATTAAAATTGTGAACCACTTGCGTGTAATTCTGAATACTCATTAATCTGAGTTCTAAATGTTTCGTCTTCAATGTATTTGTTTAAAGAACGATTAACTAATTTTTGTAGTGTGATGTTTGATTCAAACGATAATTGTTTGAATTTTGAATAAACATCTTTTACGATTTTGACCGTAGTCAGTTTTGTATTTGTCATAACTCTCCTTTTTTTGTTATGTATATAAATATATACAAATATAAAAAAGATAAAATTTATGACCAAATAGGACAAATTTTTCTGGATTTGAATTCACACCAATCACAAGCTTTTGATTTATTAGTAGGAAAATCAACTTGTTTTACTGCACCTACTTCATCATATACGGAATCAACAAACTCCATAAATCCCTTCCAAGCTGCATTGACTGATGGTTTCCCATTAGCGGGAACAAATTTAGATATACGAGGAATTGTAAACTCAGTCGTATCTGATACCTTTCTTTTTAGAATTTGATATTCAACCTCAATTTTATCTAATGGGACATTATACTTTTCTGAGTAAAACTTCTTATATAGAAGCATCTGAGATGTTTTAACCTTATCTGCTTTTTGATATTGATTCCAACCTCGTGTTGATGTTTTTAAATCAATGATAATAATTTTACCACTTGATACTTCCTTTAATACAATATCGATAAACCCAACAAAATTAACCCCTGGTCTTACTTCTGCGTTTAGGGGTAACTCAATTGAAACTAATTCGAATCCACTTTTAGTATAAAGTTTATCTAACTTAGTTTTAAAATAGTGTAGAATTTGTCTACCATCACCAAAGAATTCCTCTAATTCGATTTGAGTACATGGAGTACCTTCTGTCATTTTAGCCTTTTCAGTAGTAAAATGTTCTACTAACTTTTCCTTTAACATTCCCTCTACATCCAATAGAAGTGCCTGTTTTTTGGAAACGCCATACATAACGGAAAGAAAATGTTGAATGGTTTCGTGCATTGCCGAACCAAAGATTGTATGGATATTTGCAGATGATTCACCTAACTTATCTATATAACTTAGTTTGAATTGTTGTTGACAACCTGTCCACATTCCATATTGACTATAACTTACTCTTGCCATTATTTGTTTTTTTATACTATAAAGATACGAAAATTAATCGATATTACCAACTATTTTTGATATTATTTGTAATTCAATTTGTTTAAAATCAACCGCATTTAACTTATTAACATCAGTATTGTTCATTTTATCCATTTCCGTTGTAAAATGAAATAATCCCTCTATTGCGTTTTCAACATTATTAGTTGAATTGATGAATTTAATTAAATCCCGTAATTCATCAATAGTTTTTTGTTCAGTTAAATCCTGTATACCATTTTCTAAAAATTCAACTAATCTTATTTTTTCATAATCAGGTAAATTATTTAAAGATGCATAACTAGGACTCCATGCATAATAAAAATCGATATGTTCTGATGTTTTTATAAAATCATTTTCCTTCATAAATTTGATAAAATCAAAAATATGGTATGCATTCCAAATAGTAGTAGTATATTGAAAATTATATTGTAAACCAAATCCACCTTCATATGGGGACTTAGGATTAAAATATTTTTGTATTGTTTTTAGATTTGTTATGAATTTATCATGTAAAAATCCTATTCTTTGATATTCACCCACTTCCCCTATCCCATCACATGATATAGATAAAAATACTCTATCAAATCCTTTCCATAATTCAACTAAACTATTTTCATCATATGTGATTACTGATAAATTTGTATTATAATGAATACTCAATGGTCTTACATTACCCCAATGCTGTTCTATAACTGGCATTGTATCATAAAGATGTTTTAATACTTTATAATGTTCCGGCATTATTAGGGGTTCGCCACCTGCAAAATAAAAACTTTTGATATTCTTTAAATGTGGAATCAAGTCTTCAACGATTGTATCAGAAACTTTCATTACCTTAGTTCTACCTTTATCAGTATAGTTATGTATTTTTTGGGAATCTTCATACCAATTGGATGAAAAATCATGATTACACATTCTACATTTAAAATTACATAGGTTTGAAAAACGAATATCTATATGTTGGAATTGAGAATCAACCGAATAATCTTCGTTCACTTCCGGCATTTTCCATAACTTATTTTTATTAAAATCAGTACGAGGAGAGTGATTGTTTAAATCTTCTTTTTTATAACAAACATCACATACTTTATTTCGTTTACCTTCTAACATATCTTTACGAAGCTCTTTCATTTGAGATGAATTAAATGCTTCTTCAATAGTTAAGGTTTTTAAATCCAATGGTTCATCAAATCCACTTGCTATACAGCAGGGTTTCATTTCTCCCTTTGGTTCTGAGTATAGATGAACAAATGGTAATATACAAGTTGTGTTACTCACTATATTTTTAATTTTAATTTTGTGATTTCTTTGGATTCTATACCATATCTCTCACATGTATACTTAATATGTTCTCTACCTTCCTTTGTTGAATATAGTATTTCTAAATACTCTTCAGCCTGTTTTGTAGAACATTGGTAATCCTTTGCAACCAATTCAACTAACCATTTTTCATAGGTATCTTCTTTCTTTCCTTTTACATATCTAAGATAATATTTACCTTTCGGTATGATACCAATTAATGCTAGATATAATTGTTTGGGTTCTAATATTTCAGTATAAGGTTGTATCTCTGAAATAACTGATATCCAATCTGGATTCATTGAGATAAAACGATGTACCATATAATTAGACCAAGTCTTTTTATCTGCATCATCCAACTTATCCCAATACTTTGGGTCTTGTTCGGTTGTAATTGCTTTGATATGGTCGAATAGTGATTTGGCCATTATTCTTGTTCTACTTTTAAACCAGGAGGTAATACTTCATTAAGTACCTCACCACATTCACCACATAGAAATAATTCTACTGGTAGGACTTCATCCTTTGGTTTACCTGTTAATAACTTAGATATTTTTCTAAATCCAAATCCTTGTACAAAAACTTCACCACCACATTTGTTACATGCGATTGATGTTGTTTTTTCTAATGGGATTTCAACTTCGTCATTTTGTCCACCAATTGGTTGACCACCTGCTCCTAAAATTTGTGCCATATTATTTTATTTTATAACCATTAATAAATCCATTTCTCTACATAAGAAATATTCATTATCATCCAATTTAATTTTTTGAATATTCATTCCACCTGATGGTAATAATACTTTATCACCTACCGATACTTCCATTGGAATTTTAGTTCCATTTTGGGTATAAATACCATTACCTACTGAAACAATTATACCAAATTTGTTATCGCCATCTTGAACAGTATCTGGTATGATAATTCCGCCAATCTTTTTTTCTCCTGATTCCACTTTAATTAGGACTCTATCTCCTAATGGTTTTGCTAATTGTACTTCTGCTGACATATTTTTTTTGTTTTTAGTCGAACCATTGGGTTCTGTTAGTTTTTACGTGTTTTACTCCTGTACCCTTTAGAATCTCATGCCCTTTCTTTTTCCATGAAGATACCACCTTACTATCTCTTTTTTTATGTAAGGCCAATTGGTCTAAGTATGAAAAGAAATCTTCCTCTGATAGTTTCTTTAAATCCTCATCAGTTAGGGGATTGTTTGGGTCGTATGTTATCATTATATCCGTATTTATCCTTAAAGATACGAAAATATATTCGTATTACCAAATTATAAGGATACTAATTTTTGAAGGTATTCTTCGATTTTTTCGGGTTTACTTCCTATTAGGGGTGTTTCTACTACATTTCCCTTAAAGACTCCTAGAAACGTAGGTATATTCGTTAAATTGATAATGTTCCTACTCTTTGGTGATACATCTGCATTAATATGAACAAATATTATATTTTCATAATATGTGTATAATCGTTGAAGATGGGGTTTAATCCGTGCACAATCAGGACACCAATCTGCATAAAACATAATGAACACTTTTGAATTCTCTTTAATAATGTCACTAAGATTATCATTAACTAATTCTATCATAACCCATTAATATATTCCTTTAATCTATTTTGAGGTGTCCATCCTAATCTATTTAGAGCATCATCATTTTCTCTAAGTGTTTTACGATAGTTTCCCTTTTGGTCGGGTATATACATTGATTCAGTTCCGAACTTATCTTTAAACATCGCATACACTTCATTCATAGAATAGTTTACACCAGTACCCAATTCCCAAGCATCTTCATGTTTTTCAGAACCAATTCCTATTTTAAATAATGCATCTACTATATCATCAACATGCGTAAAATCTCTTCTTTGTTCACCATCACCCACAATAGTAATTTTTTCACCATTTTTAACTTGTCTTCTCCAAATACCAATTACTGCTGCCCAATCTCCATCTACAATTTCATTAGGGCCGTATACATTATAAAATCTTGCTATTTCTGCTTTAACACCATAAACTTTTTTATACATTTTTACAATTTCTTCACCTATGTGTTTAAAACAAGCATAGGGTGATTGTAATGGGTCATGCCAACGTGATGATGAACCTGCATATACAACTTTTACGTTATTATGTCTTGCAAATTCTGCCACACATTGAGTTCCTATTGTATTAACCCTAAATGTTTCAGCAGGGTCTTCGAATGATGGTTGTATTCTACTCAATGCTGCTAAATGATATACTAAATCAAAATTATCACCCTTCCAATATAAAACGGATTCAATATCACCTCTAACGTAATTACATCCATCTATGTGATTTTCTACTAAACCACTATCGTAATTATCTAACGAATGAACTTCGTGTCCTTCAATTAGTAATCGTTTTATTAAATTAGTGCCGATAAATCCTGCACCACCTGTAACTAATATTTTCATACCTATATTACATCATTTATTTCAATAAGAGTTGCCATAAAACAAATCTCCTTATCTACAATCATAGCATCTTTATATTGCCCTTGTGCAAGAATCATAATTACGGCAGAAGTATTACCCACTGCATAATCATTTACCTTTTCGTAGAGATGGGTATATAATTCAGTAAAATCTTGTATACGAGAATCTGCAACTGCTTGTCTTAGGTTTACATAACGATTTCTCTTATCATCTTTTGATTTAAGAATATCTATAATTTTTACTCTAACATCTGCATCAGATATACTACTACTATCAATTTTTAATATCCCCTTTGAGGAATTAAGTTGACACGTATTAATAATTTTACGGATATCTGGGTATGATGAATCTACTATTGGAACTAATTCTTTTAATTCAAATTGGATTCGCTCCTCCGTTAATATTTTACTGATTTGTACCGCCACATCTTTTTTAGTTGGTGGTATAATCTGAAAGGTTTGACATCTACTTTGTATCGGGTCAATAATTTTCTCCACATAGTTACAAGTCAAAATGAATCGACAATGTTTACTAAATGTTTCCATTAGATTTCTAAGGATTGCTTGAGCTTGAGGAGTCATATAATCAAACTCATCTAAGATAACAATTTTTATATCTTTAAACCCAATTGTAGATGCAAATGATTTTACTTTATTACGGACAGTATCCACATTGTTTTCATCAGATGCGTTTAGTATCATAAAATCACAATTGATTGAATTGACAATTAACTTTGCAAGTGTAGTTTTTCCTGTTCCCGCTTTACCAAACAAAAGTAAATGTGGGACATCTCCACTTTCGATGTAATCACGAATCTTTTGTTTTAAATGGTCATTACCAACATAATCCTCTAATTTCTTAGGACGATATTTTTCAACCCAAAGTGTATTTGGGGTTTCTTCTTTTATATTTTCTTCAAAAAATGCCATATTATTTATTTTATATTTTAAATACTCTTTTTTACAAAGGTACACAATGCATATCTACCAATTCCACCTACTACTTTAGAAACTCTATGTTCAACATCTGAATTACTTAGTGATATTATTGCTACATTTCCAAATACAGGTAATATACTTTCATTATCATCTAATATCAAAATACCACCATCTTTTTCATCATAGGTTTCATTCAAATAAATTAAAATAGAACATACTCTTTCTTCATATTTACCATCTCTATGCTTTTCAATTTCACATCCTTCATCATAAAATGTAAATTCATTTACAATAGTGGATAATTTAATAGTGTCATCAATTAAAAAACATTTTCTAATTAATTGGAATATTGATTCATTGATAAGTGCATGTTTTATATTTTTACTATTACATACTTTATTATTTGATTGATAATACCAAGCCTGTTGTATGTTTATTATTTGTTCTAACGCTTTTAACTTTTCAGTTTTAGCAATATCATGTGATTCATAATAATTATTAATATTTATTGATAATTCTGACTCAATTGCTTCGGATTTTAATCCTCCATCGATTCTCAATCCCGTCATAAGGGATTTAAAATTATCAGTTGCATTACATTTAAAAGGTAGTAATAGATTATATAAATCCATATCATACTCTTTTAAATTAAAATGAGTATATCCTTTTGTTTGTAAATCAGATTGAATTTTATTAAACTTCATCGGTATTGTATTTTGCTAATTCTTCCGGTGTTGCAAATGGTTCAGGAGGTTGTTCAGACCAAAATTGTTGCTCCAATTCAGGTGTCCAACCACCATCATCAATTGCACCAAAAAAATCATTTTCTAATTCCTCCAATGATTCGCCTAATGATTGATTTATATTTTGTATAGTTGGAGAATTTGGGCCGTGTTCCGGTTTCCATGTTGAATTCGTATAACTCAATGTACTACCACTTGGATACCCATACGCAGTATTTGTTACAAATTGTGGTGTTGCGTATGTAATAGAACCACCACCAGGTGTTGTTGTTATTGTTGTTCCAGATGAACCACTACCACAATTTATTGTATATGGATTATGTGGGTTGTATGGTTGGATAAATGGTAATGTTTGTATTGGTGCAGTATTCGGAACTCCAAATGGAAATCCTATTGGTTCTTCATCTTTAACCTCTGCCAATTTATCTTTTAACGCATCCCATTGTTTTGGAGTTGGTGCGTATTCGTGGCAGGCTTCTACAAAACCTTTAAGCCATATAACGTATTCTTTTGATGTCATTATGTATAAATATTAAAATTTGTAAAAATTATGGTTTGTAAAATACAAAAATGGGTTCAAACTTATACGCTTTACCATCGTGTTTAACTGCGTTCTTAATACCAGTTTTAGATGGGTCTAATCCTACCATTCGGGTCATTAACATCTTCAATCTACCCCTATACTCACACCCTAATCCGGTTAGAATATCAATAGAATCTTGTTCCAATGCATAGTAGGTATCCTTACCAATTTTAATATCGGCAATATTCCATAGAATATATCTATCATTTTTAAGATAATTATAAATAGTAGTTAGGGTAGGACGTAAGAAGTTCTGTCTCCAATCCTCATACTCACCATATGCTTTGAATGATTGATTCTCATCTTGTGAATATTGTTCTCTATTAAAATATGGAGGTGATGTGAATGCTAAATCCAATTTACCTGCATACTTTTGAAACTTAGGATTATGTTGAATCAATTCCGAACCATCTTGAAATAACTCATAAGTGTTTGATTGTTTTTGAACATCAAAGAACTTACCAAATGTTTCTGAATAATCATCTACACAATTTTTGTTGTAGAAATCAGCAACATACTCATAACGTGAAATACCTAATTCCGGTATAAAGTTATCGGGGTTCGGGTCAGTTCCAATGTAATGGGTTTTCTTACGAGAACTCATTGCACCTAATATTCTACCACCCCATCCACTTGATGAATCATAAATGTGTAAAGGTTCTGGTTGTTCAATATGTGATGTGTAATGTTCGTATAACCACTTAGCGGTTAGTGCAGGAAAATTCACTGCAGGTTGACCACAACTTAAACGAAACACTTGTAATATCTTTGGAAAGATACCAATTGTTTTATCGTACCAACGAATCAGATAGAAAAACTTTTTAACCGTCCCATCTTTTAAAGTGGTAGATGGTTCAATCGTTTTAATATTAGATAATTGAGTATGTGATAACCATCCCTTATCCTTACATTCTTGTACTTGTTCAGCAGTTAGGTATAGATTACCAAATCCAATATATTGTTCATTGATAGTACCATAATTATCTAAGGTATCCTCCTTTACTTTCGCAAGAACAATCCCTATGTTTTCATACTTACCAACGAACACTTTACCTTCATGCACTTTTTGTATAAATTCAATTCCAGTTTCACCATCCCAAAATTCATTCTCATCTTTCTTGTTCACAATGGAACGTGACCACGAATACATAGAATCTTTCTTAACCGCACGTTTCATTATATGAACGAAGGTATCTTCTAATGTAGGGTCTGAGAAATGGTCATAAATAGATAATCCACCTTCTGCTGATTTACCAATTGATATTTTGGTTTTCAACATAGTTGGAAAGAATTGATTTACTGCTGATGCATCTTTATTGAAGTTTTGTAAAATACCCAATGAGTTATCATCCCCCGTCAAATCTTTTTGAAGGAAATCACAATCATTTGTTTTTAACTTTTTGAATGAATCGATTATATCATTCTTATCTTTTCCGATAACAGGAGGAACACCATCGGTATCCCATTGTTTAGTTACTTCTATGCGTAGTAACTTTGCCCAACTAATAAACTCATCATCAGTCATTTCTAATAACCGATGATAAGTTGTATTGGATTGGAATTCAGAAAATTTAGACCTTTCGTAATAGTGTTTAGTCATATATTAGTTAGCGATTTCCACTAAATAGTAATCGGATGTATAGGCATCTACTTCAAAATGAATGTGTGATAACCCTTGTGATGAAATTTCTAAGATAGCATCTTTAGCTTCTTTGTTTGCAACTAAGATTTCTTTTAAGTAAGTTGCTGAGAATGAGATTGGGTTAATACTACCTTCACACTCACAATCAACATCAATAGAAATTCTATTAGTGTTAATGTTTGAATGACCTAAGATAATTTGACACTTACCATCTTTTGCAACAAATGTGAAATTGTTCTCATCTGTCAACGCCGATTTAGCACGGATGAACTTTGTAATAAAGTTTTCGTCTAACTTAATTTTAATGTTGAAAGTTGGTAATTGTTTCAAATCAGGTACATTTGGGATAACCGAAAGGTCAGCCAACATATAATTGATTGAAGTTGAACCATCTTTAAACTTTAATGATACTGCTTTACCATCTACATCAGAGATTTCAAAATCAATTGATTCTCCTAATACTGATAACATTTTGGTTAACTTAGATGTATCATATACACCAAATGTTGTATCACCATAACCAAAATCTGTCATTGTTACTTTACCCAATACTGATTTATCATCAGAAATGAATGCAGTTGTCAATGCGTTGTCTTTTGTTTCCCATTTTACAGATTCTACTAAACCTGCAAGATTGTACTTTTGTACGAAACGACCTAATTTACCTTTTTCCATGTTGTTTTTTTTATTGTTTTAATTTATTGTAAGTGTAAAGATACGAATAATTTTTGAATTATCCAAATTTATTTTAAAAAGAAAAGAATTTTTCTGCATTTTTTTGTTCACTCATCACCTCACCCCAACCTAATGCGTTATAGAAATCTTGTAATTTACCTTTTAATTCCGCTTCGAAGATTCGATTATGGTCGGTATAAGTTGCAATGAAATCAATTATTTCCTGTGGGTCATCATATCCTGTGAATCCCAACCCATCAATTCCTAATGGATTATTTTTAAGATAGACCCATTTGATTTTATCACCATCTTTCATCGGTGAATATTTGAATGGGGCTTTGAAGTGGGTTAGACAATCATTATATAGAATTGCTGCTTTAACGTGAGCAGGTGCACCTTTTTCCATATGGAATAGTTGCCTTTTCTTTGGTGAATATTTTGAAAGGTTTTTAACTGCTGAGTTCTTTGCAATTTCATGTATTGGTCTACTCACCATACTCTTTTTAAACGCAAGAACAAACGCGGTTAATTCCTCTTCAGATTTACCTTTTAGAATATCTATTAGAACCGTCCCCATACAATCTTGAAACGCCTTAGGGAATGATGACCTTCTAACATCCAATCCCTTTACATCCAATCTATCTACCGCAACACCATTGTTTGAAATAATCCATTGTGCGTATCGTTTCTTCGCAATCCAAATACCTGCTCTAGCAACGTATTCTTTTTTAATTTCTAATCGGTGATTCTGAACATTGAAAAACTTATCTGAAAGTATATCGTAAAACTTATTTAGATAATCTTGCATTTCACCTGCGATACCATCTACCAATACTGCAACTTCACTATCCGGCATTTCTTTCCAATTTGGATGACGGAAATCTAAAAGTGGTACTGCAGAAAAGAATACTGAATCTGTATCAATATAAATGTTAGAATCTACGTCGGTTGTACCTAACTCTTTATTGTATTTGATGTTCCCCATATTCGCTGAGTTCTTAATAACCGTCTGACCCGTAGTCGTAACTGCCTCTGCGTTATCAACATCATAAAACCGAAAGGCTGGAAGACCAAGCACACCATAAAGAGAGTTAAGTAGAATTTTTTGAACTAATTGTCTTTTGCCGTAAAAGGCATATTTTTCTTTATTACCCTCTTGGCCGTACTTTTTTTCCAACTTTCTAAATTCCACCCTTTCATTGAACCAAATATCTAAAATTTCAGGAATACATCCTATTTTATCTTTACGATATAACACACCATTTGATGATACTGTTAAATCTGCTTCTTTAATATACTTTTCTAAGTTATCACGTGATATTTTATCATCACCCATTTGATAGTAATCAACCTCCCTCTTCATATATTTCTGAACATCCCAATCTGCAATTTTAGCAACTTTGGTTTCAGGTGAAATATTGATTGTCATAATGATTGATGGATATAGAGATGTTAAATCCAAATCATATACCCAATCATACTTACCCACAATCGGGTCTTTTACATACGCACCAATAAACTTCTCTTGTTCGTTATCTCTTAGGGCTTGCATCATTTCCTTGCGGTCTGATGGTTTATTCGGAGCAACTAATCCCTTGCGTTTAAGGAAACATAACAATGCACCCTCCAAATATTTAGATGAATAAACGAAGTCCTCATAGGGAACGTGTCCTGCGTGACAGATACCTCTACATAAATCAATGAATTGTAATTTCTTATCTAACTCTACAACAATCTCAACATCGACTAAGTTATACTCAATGAACTTTTCAATGTCTTCATTAAATAAATCATCCAATGAACCTTGATATTCAATCTTACCCTTACCTAATTCAATCGTACCAATGGTATCTAATCGATAGTTAGGTAATTCGTTGTAGTTAAATTTCTTATAGAGTGATAGGTAATCCAAACAACTTACTCCTGCAAAGAACCATCTTTGACGATATGGAGAATAAAATGCTTGGCCAATAGGTGATAACCTCTTTGCTTGAGATTCACCTAAGATGCGTTTCATTCGGTTGAATAGATAGGGAATATCAAAGTTATCAATATTCCAACCAGTTAAAATATCCGGTGCAATACCTTCATAAAGTTCTAAGAACTTCATACACATATCCCTTTCATCTCTGAATGGTAGAATGATTGCCTTATCGGTTTTTCTTTCCACCATCTTACCTTTCTTATCCATAATCAATACCCAATATTGATTGGTGATATTGTCTTGTAGACCTATAGCGGTAAGTTCGTTTTCAGCCTTTTCGGTATCAGGTAATCCACTTTCCATTTCCACCTCAATATCAAATGTCATTGTTACGATGGTATCGGATGGAATATCAGAATCAGTATAAGTATCGACTAAGACACGTGTTGTTTCTGGTACATCCGATTCAAATAAATTTGGGTCATCCCCTTTGAATTTATAAATCTTAGTTAATTTATCACCATAAATAGAACGTGCTTCACCTCTCTCTGCTCTTTCGTATGCGTATCTGGTATATGGAAATGTCCTATATCCCAAATGCGAATCCCATAAATGTATGAGATTTCTTTCTCGTTGATAATATATGTTCTTGTAGATAGTTTTAAATTTTTAGTTGTACAAATATACGAAATAATTTTGATAAATCAAAATTTATAAATTCCACCAATATTCCAGAATAGGATAGTTCCTTCCATTTGGTCTATGTTTTCCTCTAACCATTTCCATTGTTTTATATCCCAAAATTGGTTACAAGGAAACGGGGCTTCGTATCCATCTAAACGGTCTTCAAATAGATACTCTGATTTTCTTATGTTTAGGGGAATTGGAATTCCACTCTTTTTAAGAGTTTTATTAATGGAACTAACCGATGATACACAAGTTGTCCAAATCTTCTTTTTAACTTGTGGGAAAAACTCTTTAAGTTCTTCTCTATAATATCCTCTTGCTAATCCAGATAGAGTTACTCCACTACCAGATGATACTACTAAGTTATCAAAGTGTGCATATGGTTGAATTCTTTCTGCTAGATAATCCTTATAAAAATCGTGGTCAAAAGCGTAAGGTAACATTTGCCATCCATTTTCTCTTGCTTGTCCTCTAAGTGAATTGTACATAATCTGCATCATATTAGGTCTAATAGGATTTAGATATACCTTTGGATACATTTCCTTAATCATCCCTAAATACTCTTGTGATATTTTTTTAGAATCAGGATGTGAAACATGAAATTCAATATCCAATTCTTCACATATTGCTGCAAGTGCCCAACCTGTCCAACTTCCATCTACTGAAAGATGTGTTAATGGTTTAGATTTATCAATATATTTTTTAACTAATTCATATAATGCTGCTACTTTTCCCCACGGCGGTAATATCATACCATCACCCATCAAATCATCCCTCTTTACCCACACTTCTCTACCTTTAATGTGGTAAAGTTCTAGTGGAGTTTCTTCATTTAATCCTTTTAGTTTTAAATCCATTGGTAAATTCCTCCTGAGTTTGACGTTAATTCTCCTTTCATTTTTCTATGAGAGAACCCGTGTATTTTTTCAAAGTTATCACCAATGACATGAATCATATTTTTTCTTTTCTTAAAATTAATAGATTCATCTTTTAAAATGATTTCTTCGATGTATTGTTTAAAATTTGTTCCTTTTTGAAATGCCCTCTTTTCCTGGTCTAAAATCTCATCAGGCAGTTTACCTCTGAATGCATTAGCAAGTGGTAATTTCCATTGACCTCCTTTAGATAAGTATTCATCGGTTAAATTAGTAGTATAGTTTAAAAATTCGGTATCAAAGAATGGGCATCTTAATTCGATTGTTCCATAATTCATAAAGATAGTATTACCTCTTAATAGGTTACCATAGTATTGTTTTTCAAATAACTTTTTACGAACATCACTCCAATCGGGTTTCTTACTGAACATACGGAATGTACCATACGAACCATATGATTCATCAGAACCCTCACCACTAAATGCTACTTTAATTCCATCTCTTGCCATTTGTTCTGCAATAAAGGATTGTAGGATACCCACTTCCATTTGAACGGTCGATGGATATTCGATGACTCTAATTGAATCTAAAAATCTTTGTTTAATTATTTCTTCATCTTTAGGTACGAATACTTCAACTAATTCTACTCCTAAATACTCCGCACATACTCTTGCCTTTTGTAAATCCTTTGAGGTTTCATCAAATGCAATGGTGTATGCTTTTAGGTTGGGTATACGTTGTGATAGTAGATAAGTAATAATTGCAGAATCGATACCACCACTTAGTGATGTAGCAATTGGTACATCTGATAATAATCTTTTATCTACTGCAGTTTCTAATAATTTAAATGTAGTTTCACCCACCTCTTCATGCGATGCCGGTATAGTAGGTTCGTTTGAAAATTGGAAATAATAATCCTTATGAACTACGATGGTATCGGTATTCAAATCAATTACTACCAATGAATTCTTAGGTACAAACTTAATATCTGAACTCTTTACCTGTGTTGTAATGGATTTCAATTCACTAGCGATGATATAGTTGTTCGTATTGTGAATATAAAGGGGCAATTTACCCACCCAGTCCCTAGATAGTATCAACTTATCATTATCGTATATAATGAAGGAGAACATACCCTCTAATCTCTTTAATTCACCTTCCTTATAAAGATATAAAATGATTTCTGAATCTGAATTAGATTTAAAGTGATATCCTCTTCCTTCGTATTCTTTACGCAATTGAGGATAGTTCCAAATCTCACCATTGACTACCAATTCAACTCCATCCCATTCCATAGGTTGATTACCCAATGGTGAAGTATCGTTGATTGATAATCGGTTATGTCCTAAGATAATATGTTTATCGCCATATTGGAATTCTTTAATACCACGATTATCTCTGCCACGATGCTCAATTGCTTCGAGCATTACATTTACATCATCTCTTTTATAACCAATCGTTGCTACAATTCCACACATATTATTTATTTAAAAACCATTTTCCAAATTTGAATACTATTTTCCAACTACCCAATATTAATAACATAGGTATTATAATCGGCCAAAATATAGAGAATGTAGTAAATGCTTGTTCATTGCTATCCCAATCATCCCAACCATGTAGTTCATTTTCTTTTTTGTCATAATCAAACCCAATTTTCACTCCAAAGTATTTGAAAAATGTTAGTGTTAAGAAAAATCCTATTATGTATATTGTTATTATTGTTATCATATGTTATTCCATTTATTTGCGAAGTTATTATCATTTTTAAGTAAATAATCAAACTCTTCTATTTTTAATATTCTAAATTTTCCGGCAGAATCTTCCACCAACCAATTATCATAAAGCCAATCATCTAAATCACCTATATCTGATTTTCTCCATAGTTCGTCCATTCCGTTACCATAGTTATCATATAGTGTTTCTAATGCTGTTATCATATTATTTATATTTTTCCGTTACTACATTCATTGTATCTCTACCCAATGTTATATTACCTAAACGATATTCAACTATTTTTGTTTGTATTTCATATTGTTGAACTCTACCATAATGTTCCCATTCAAATACCATTCCTAAAAAGAATACTACTATTGTGTAACTAAAAATTACCAATACCGCTGCAATTACATTTCCCTTTCGTGCTATCCAATTTTCAATTTTATCATCAGGTTCTCTTTCAGTAAATAATCCCATATCGTTTATTTTATATCAGCTACTACGTCTTTTAAATTCATTTCTATCATTTTCAAATCATCATTTAACCAATCATATTTTCCAAATGCTATATCCTTTATCTTTGCATTGATTTCCCAACGTTGAATAATATCTCCTACTACATTTAATTCTAATAATTGAAACGAAATTGTATTAGTTTGTTTAGATTTATTTTCTGCCAATCCCTTGCAAATAATTGAAGCAATTGGAATTTCTGAAGTTTCATACATCTCAATTGTTAAATCACCCCAATTTGCCCACCCATCATCATAAACACAAACTACTTTTAATTCACTCATTTTATGAACCGCATATGTTGGGATAACAAATGGGGAATTAAATTCAATTAAAAATCTATTTACTTTTTGTGGTTCAAATGCTACGAACTCTTGTTGTTCTTTTTTCATATTATTTATTTAATACTTCTAATAACTTATGAGTCTTTTTCGTTTCATCATTCATTTTACCGATATGACAAGAACAAGCTAAAACTGAAACTTTCCCTAACTCCATACCACTTTCTCTCGCTAAGAACTTACCCATCTCAACCAATGCAGTGTAATCTGCGTAACCTGATTTAGATACTCTATTTGAACGAATGATTGATGTTAGGTATATTTTACCACCACGAGGTTTGATATCAATCCCTAACATACAAGGTTGTGAATATGGATTTCTAGCATCTCTGCTCGGGTCAAAGATAATCAATTCACATCTCTTAACTGCTTTACCTGTCTTTAGAATTTTGATTACATTTTCTACTTGATTAAAAGTTCCTTGCCATGCAATCATTCTACCCCAATATGAATCATGCCAATGGTCTTTAATAAATTTATATTCCAATCCCTCTTCGGCTACAAAGAATGGGTTATCTGAAACCTTTGGTTGTGGTTCTAAGAATGTTACGGTCTTTGCGTAATCAATTCTATCATCACCCATAATCTCTCTAAAATGTGGGTCGAACCAATCATCAGATTTAAATTCGGTGATTTCTGTCATTACGTTTAACTCTTCGGTTAAATCGCCTACCTTTACACCATTGGCAATAAGGTGTTTAGATACCTTTACCCATGCATCTCCCGGAGATGTTGCTTCTATAACTGTCATATTATTTTATTTTATACTTTACGAAATACCCAAACTGGTTCACAAAATGTTTTACCAGCGTTTTCAATTGCTTTTTGCTTTTCTTCTTCAGAATATCTATCCTCATCTCCTTCAATCATTGCACCTGCTCCAATGCTACCCGGCCGTTTAGCCATTTCCATACCTAAACATCCTTGATATTCTGCACCTTCTAATGTGGAAATAAAATCGTTCATTGGGTTAGTGATTTCCTGTTGACCTTTACCATCACCTTTTGATGATGCATATACATCTGCAATATTAACTGCTAGATACCCACCCTTACGGATAGTAGGCCATACTTTTTCAATCGTTGCGTGTAAGAATAATTTATTCCATGCATCAATATTTTTATATCGAATCCAACTTTGAGTATCATCATATGAATACCTCTCTACGTTGAAATATGGAGGTGAGCTGAATACAATATCGAAATAATCGGTATACTCGCTATAATCCATATCCTCCGCGGGAGAACAATGAAAGGTTGCCCTCTTATCAGTTTCAAAGAAACCATTATTCTTTTTATAGAATTCAGCTTGTTTTTCGTATATCGGATGATTTTCTTTACGCGGGTCAATACCTACATAATGCTCACCATACTCTGATGCGAAAAATCCACATAATCTATCACCCCATCCAGCAGAAATATCTAATACATTCTTTGCTTGAACGAAATCATAAAGTGCCTTTGCTACATTTGGTTTGAACTGAGAACAAATATACTTTCTTAAAGATAGACAAGTTCTTAGAGTATTTTTACTAACCTCATCAAATTTTAGAGTATACATTCCACCAATTAGTGAAAACATAAAATCAGGGTTATTCCAAGTACGGAATGGGCCAGGTGATACCGTCCCATCTACGCTCCATCTATTTGCTTGTTGAAAATGATTCGATGCCCCATTACCGGTATTCAACCTTCTTACATATTGTTGTTTACCTTGAAATCCTAATGGATAGCGGGTTTCGGATGCTTTACGAGGAAACCACTCACCTTCGGTTAGAAGTTCGTGATAACGAGTTCCTTTTAATTTAAGATACTCTTTTCTTGCATCCTCTTCAGAAATGTCTGCATATGGTAATTCATATGTCATACATACTTTGGCAAGAGATTCCTTAACGTCTTCTCTTTCGTATGTTTTTTTAATGTGAGACCACTCGTCTTTATCGATATAAAGATATGGTGTCATACCATAAAATTTATCAAAATACTCTATGTACATAACCTTTTATTATTTTATTCAGTTTATATTTTATCAAAGATACGAAAAATATTCCGTATTTCCAAATCAAATGTGTGTCCACGTTTGACGTTTCACAATTTCCATAATATTCCACGTACTAACCTTAAAGTTTCTTGCTATAACATTAACTGAAAACCCTTTCTTAAAAAGGTCTCTTATTGATATAACTTGCTCGTTTGTTAGTTTAGCTTTAGGATGATTTTCCCCTCGTCTATTATTGGATACATTCATTTATTGCGTTTATATATGCCATCTTCGAAGACATCCCAGTAAAGCGATTTACTTCTTTGCCATCTTTTTCAATGATAACTGTCGGTACTGAACGAATTCCGTACTTTGTTGCTTCATCATATGCTACATCTACATCGTAATCTTCAAATTTAACATTTGAAAATTGATTTTTTATTTCATTAATAACCGGAGCTAATGCTCTGCAAGGGCCACACCACACTGCTGAAAATTTCTTAACTGTTACCATTTTTGTTTTTTCCTTTTTGTTTATCCTTCACAACTTACACATTCAGGGTCCATTGCCTTTGTAGCAATATCGCCTCTTAATACGGATTCCGTTCTCATGTAATACAATGTCTTAACTCCTTGTTTCCAAGCCTCCATTGTTACCTGATTAATCCATTTCGGTTCTGCAATTGCAGGGAATGCTAAGTTTAGTGAAACTGATTGGTCTATATATTGTTGTCTAATACCCGCCTGTCTTACTAAATCTAATTGGTTGATTTCTTTGAATGTTTTAAATACATCCTTAACATTAAATGTTTTATGTTTATCTTCAGGTAATACCTCTTCACAAAGAATTGCTTTACCATTTACAAAACACCAATTATCTAATTCTTGAATATCTTGAATAGAACCACCATCTTCTAAAATCTTATCCCAAATTTCTTTGGTATTAATTCCAGCTTTTTTAAGTAGTTTTTCTAATTCAGAATTTCTACGAATGAATGTTCCTTTTGAAGTTTGTTCCGTAAATACATTTGCTGCCCACGGCTCAATACCAGAACTTACATCTCCACTCAATTTAGAGTTAGAAACTGTTGGTGCTATTGCACGTAAGTGAGTATTACGGAATCCACTATCTCTACACCAAAGTGGTTCACCCAATTCAGATGCCATGTCTCTACTTGCCCTTTCAGATTCAATTTTCATTTGAGAAAATATCTTACGAGTTTCAAATTGAGCAGGCATTCCTTCAAATGGAATTCCTCTTTGTTGTAAGTAAGTGTGCCATCCTAATACACCTAAACCCAATGCTCTACCTTTTTCTGCTGAACGAACTGCATTTTCAAATCCTTTCATATTCTTAGCCTTTTGTATGAATTCTGAAAGAACTCCATCTAAGAAATAAGTTGATGTGTAAATCAAATCAGTATCCTTCCACTCATCATATTTTGCTAAGTTTAAAGAACTTAGGCAACAAACGAATGAATGTGATTCATCGGTATGTAATACAATTTCAGAACAGATATTAGTCATAAAAACTTTCAATCCATTTTGTTTGTACATCGATGGGTTTTGTTTATTCACATTACCCTTAAATAAAATATAAGGTTCACCTGTTGCTTTTCTTTTCTGAAGTAATTTACTCCATTTTCTTCTAGCCTCAGATTCTCCATCTTGTAGTTTTCTCATAAACTTATCACCTACAACTGCACATTGATGAAGATTTAAACATTGACGATTAACATCACCCTTCGGTTCTCTAATCTCCAACCAATCTTCAAAATCTTTATGTTCGATGTTTAAGTTTACTGATGCTGCACCTCTTCTTACTGAACCTTGATTCGTTGCAAGAATAGTTGAATCATATATTTTACCAAATGGAACTACTCCATCGGATGTACCATTACCGGTAATCTTTGCACCTGCTGGTCTGATTTGGTTGATACCAATACCAACTCCACCACCATGCTTTGCTAATAGCATTAATTCTAAATTCTTTGAACCTATATCAAAAATGGAATCTGCTACATCTATACCAAAACAACTAATAGGTAATCCCCTATCAGTACCTGTGTTTGATAATACCGGTGTAGCTAAACATAACCATCCTCTCCATATATAATCGAAAAATTTAGATGCTAGTTGCGGTTGGCCTAATCTCTGTGCTACTTTTGTAGACACTCTCCAATACGCATCTTTTGGTGTTTCTCCCTCAATTAAATAACCCTTCGATATGGTTTTAACATATACTTCGGTATTACCCCACTCCGGGAAATCGACACCAAGTTCCCATCCAAATTCTTCACCTTGATTTTTTGCCATAATATTGTTTTATTTAAAATAAGTCATCCCAATTCTCACCTTCACCTGCTTTTGAATAATCGGTAGGTCTCATTGCGAAGAAATCCGTATGAGTTAACCCACCTGTTAAATGATAGAACCAATCTAATTCAGATGCTTTCTTTTTATTGAATTCAAAATGGTCATCAGTACCCGGAATTGGAGTGTATCCTAATTCAGCAAGTTTCTCATTAATTCTTTTGATGATAAAATGTTTTAGGTCATCTTTTTTCATATTCTCTAAATCACCTTGTTCAAACATCTTATCAATAAACTTATGTTCCAAGTCCATTATCAGTTTTGCTGCTTTATAGATATCAGCTTTTGCTTCTTGTAGTAATTCTGGGAATTCATCACACATATGTCTGAATAGTTGACAACCCATTCTACTATGTAGGGATTCATCTCTTACACTCCATTTCATTTGTTGACCAATTCCTTTTAATTTATTTCTCATTTGAAATGAGTAAAGAACTGCAAATGATGAATATAGAGATACTCCTTCTGCAAACGCAGAGAATATTGCTAAACTTCTACCAACTTCTTTTCTTGCAATTGGGTTTGTTGCCAAATCCTCATGTGACCAATCGGCTGTAGTTTTTGTTAATAATTCAAACTTTTCTGCAATTGCAGGTTCGTGTAAAAATGCTTCAAAATCATCTAATCCTAAAGTTTCATTTAAATACGAATATGCAATTGCGTGAATAGTTTCTTGAGAACCAAACATCATTGCCATCTGACGGATTTCATGTTTTGGAAACCATTTGGTAACCATATTAGTCCAATAATCAGATACAGCACATTCAGTCTGAGCAAATCCTAAAAGTATATTACCTACTAAATTCTTTTCAGATTCAGTTAGTGTTTCATTCCAATCTTTAATATCACCTTGCATTGGTATTTCGGTATGTAACCAAAATGCCTGTGCTTGTAATAACCATCCTTCCGTATAATATATTGGAAATTCAAAGGGTTTGAATGGAATTCTTTCAGTAAATAATTTGCTCATTTTGTAACTTTTTTTATTTGTTCTCTTCTACTGATAATTTTCTATAATCCGTAATAAGTTTCTTTAATTCTCCAATCGCTTTTCTTGCTCTTGATTTGGATGCCTTAGTTGCCCCGTTGTGTTCTGCTTCGAATTGAGTAAATAAATCCTTCATTTGTTCGAATAATTCAGTTGATGTTGCCATAAATTGTTTGTTTGTTAAAATGTTAAAAATTAATCCAACAAAATATCTTGTTGGTGAGTATAACTATTGTATATATGAAAAAAAGAAATGATTTTTTTTAATATTTTTTTTCTTTTTTATTATCCCACATTAGCAAAAAGCTAACTCCTTTATTATAATAGGGTTACCCCATATTTTCTACATACTTCTTATGTAGAAGTTGTTTCTGAACCATTTGTCCGTTGTTAGATTCCTTTGAAGCAATAATCCCATCAGCGGAAGCTGCATCATATACTTCGATAAATCCTGTGTTCGTATCCATCTTACAAGGGAAAGTAATTCCATCTGGCCCAAATCGGTTTTTCATAATGTGAGCCCTTGCAGTATTGTTCAATTTATCTTTTGATTTTCTACTCCAACTCATAATGAAATCTGCATTCATAACCTTTGCATACGAATCTGCAATCTTATCTGCTTCAATTACATCTGAATCTATCGCAGAACGATTTGTTTGAGAAGCAGTCCATATTGGTATTCTCAATTCACCACCCATACCTCTAAGGTCAATATAAACACCACCTTGTTCAGCATAAGTTGAATCCGTTTTATTTGAATGGGAAAGAAGTAAATCTGCATAATCCACAATAATTAGGTCAGGCCGGTTGCCGGTTGCAATCATTTTTTCAATATGCATTTGCAACTTCTTAACACTTACCCCTTTTGGTGGATAATATTTAATAAGTAATTTTCCTTGTAATCCTTTGATTTTTGCTTTAACATCCTCTTTTCTATCTCTCAAATCTGCAGATGGGATATGAGTAAAGACAGTATCGTATCTTGCACCTACATAGTGTTCTGATAACTCCATTGTATAATGAACTACACTTAATCCAGATTTAACTGCCGATGCACCCAATGCGGTTAGAATCCAAGTCTTACCAACACCGGATGGTGCAACTACTACTCCTAATTCTCCTGGTCCTAATCCTCCATCCATCAAATCAGTAATGGGTTTCCAATCAGTTGGGACGGTATCCCTCTTTTCATCTACTGAACGGGATTCAAAATCTAAAACATAATCATGTCCTAAATCGTTTTCAACCCCAACCTTCATTGCCTTATCTACGAGGTCTTTGATTTTATCGTAACTTCCTGCCTTTAATAAATCTACTGATTGTAGAATTACTTGTTTTAAGTTTTGATTTTTACAAAAGGATGTAAATTCCGTTTTAATGTAGGCTAAATCAGTTACGTTACCTACTTGTGTGTAGATATGACGTAATTGTTCTACAATCGTTGTTTGTAATCCTTTGTTATCTAATTTCGATAAACTTACTTTGAAAGCATCCATTGTGGGTGCTTGTCTATATTCAGTATGATAGTTAACAATTTCACTAACTATCCATTTGTTTGCATCCGATTCAAAAAATTTGGGTGTAACAATTTCTGATATTTGGTCTAAGAATTTATCATCGGTTAATAATGCAGATACAACTTTGGATTGGAAAGACTGTCCGTATTTCGATAAGTTGTCTATATCTTGCATTATTTATTTTTTTCCTTCTTTGTTTTCGTTTTAATTTCCTCAACTTGAGTTTCAACTACTTCGGTAACTACCTCAGTCTTACTCTTTCCTTTCGATGCTTTCCATTCGCTCTTTGGAACGAATTTCCAATATCCACCTTTTACTCTTTCATCTGCTTCGATATCACTCACTCTCTTAATTTCTCCTAACGTATAGGATTTTGCTTCCTTAATTGTTTTAATACACTTCATAGTTTTCCTCCATGTTTAATTGTTATTTTATAATAATATTTCCAAATGTTGTTTTTAACCAATCATTGATATCACCAAAGTTGTTTACCGCTTTATACTTTAAACATACCTTCATAAAATCTAATTTATTTAATTGGTCGTTTGGTTCGTTAAATTTACTCAATATATTCATTTTTATAATACCTGATATATCGGGGTCATCTAATTGCATCAATTCTCTATTCATAAGAATCTGCTCCCTTGCAGAAAGGATATCATCGTATATCTTAATCTTACCTCTCTTCTCATCACATAGGCGGAATAAGTCATCAACAGATAATTTAACATCCTCAGTCAGTTCTGGAAACCTCTTTACGAGGGTTTTAACACCACATCCATTAACTCCTGGTATGTTATCTGATTTATCACCATCCAATACCCTATATAAAAGTAGATTTTTTGATTCGATTCCAAATTCTTCCTTAACAACGTTCCTATTATAGATTTTCTTTTTGGTGGGTGACCAAACGATGGTTTTTTCGTTAACCAATTGAAGGAAATCCTTATCAGTTGACATAACCACCGCTTGTTCATCCTCTTTAAGTAGTTGTGTAGTGATGTAGGCCATAACATCATCTGCCTCTACACCATCATATATCATGTTGGTTACAGGTAGATAATTTAGCATTTCGTTTAACCAAACAAATTGTCTTTTCATTGATTCGCGTTCATCCTCGATATTCATCATACCGGCATATTGACGATTCACTCTAAGTTTGTTTGGGTCTCTATCTGCCTTATAACCCGAAAATCTCTTTTTTCTACTTTGAGAGCCACCTTTACCATCGAAAACTACAATAACACGAGTTGGTTGAACCTGACGGATAGCGTAACCTATTGATTTTAAAACTCCCGTTACTCCACCTAAGTGGTCGCCATCATCATTCATTGTGGGAATTGATGACCAGCAACGGATGAATGTATTTAATCCATCTATTATGAGAACTCTAGAATTTCTAGTTTTAATAGAGTTGCTAGTATGTTCTTTTTCTACCGACTCTAAAATGTTTTTGTATATTGCTTTCAATGTGTTGTTTTTAAATTAATCATCCATTCCTGCACCAGATTCATCGATTTCCATATTTTCGATATCTAATGTATCTGATTTGTATTGTAATATCGTAGATTCACAAATCTTTTTATAAATTTGGTCTCTAACATCAACCCTACTTTCCATCATAGTGATGAAATCTTTAGATTGGAATTTAATAACCTCGCCACTTTCAGTATCAGTATATTCATACCAAGCACCTGCTTGTTTAACGATTTTATTATCTTTCATTACAACTAACCACGAACCATAGTTATCGATTCCTCTATCAAAGAAGATATCAAAATCAGCACATCTTAATGGTGGGCCCATTCTATTCTTAACGACTTGAGCTCTTACTTTCATACCAACGATTTTATCGTTACCATTTACCTTCATCTTAATCTGCCCCATTCCTTTCAAACGTAATCTAACCGAAGCATGGAATGCTAGGGCTTTACCACCGGATGTAGTCCACGGGTCACCGAACGGCATTGCGTTCATTTTCTGACGAAGTTGGTTTGTATATACTAATAAGATTTTTTGTCTACCAATCATATTGGTAATCTTTCTCATCGCCTTTGAGATGATGATTGCTTTGTCAGTTGCATAGCCATCTTTACCATAATCAGAAGCCAACTCCGTTTTAGTGGATGCTGCTGCTACTGAATCGGTTACAATTACTACTAATCTGTCTTTGTCTGTCTGTCTAACTTTCTCAATAATAGTTTCAGTAAAATCAAAGATTTGTTCAACTGAATCTGCTGATACATAAAGTAATTTCTTTACATCCACACCGATTGCTTCAAGAAATTCTCTACTAACTGCAGTTTCAGTATCTATTAACACTGCTACACCCCCTTGCTTTTGTGTTTCAGCAAGGATGTGTGCAGATACTAATGATTTTCCACTTTGTTCTAATCCTGTTATCTCAACAATTCTACCAACAGGCAATCCACCATAAGGACGATTTGAAATCGCAACATCTAATGTAGCACATCCGGTTGATACCCAACCCTCTACGTTTGTAGGAGTTGCATCATCATCTAAGAAGAATGCTACTTTTTGGTCTTTAGATTGTTTATTTAGCTCACTCGCTAGAATATCGGCTAAATCCAATTCTTGTTTTGCCATAAAATTTGGTTATTAATTGTTAAATAAATCATCGAATGCTGCAGCTACATCATCAGTCTTTTTAGAAACTGGTGGTTGTGTTGGAGTTTCGATTGAACCGCCTAAATCATGTGATACACTTGGTGTAGTTTTAGATGTAGTATTGGTTGAAAGTGCTTCTTCTACTACTGAAGTTGTACCATCATCATCTGATGTTGCAGATGGGTTTAACCATCCTTCTAATACATTCTTTAATTCAGCGTAAGAAAGTTCGGAATACAATTCAGTAATCTCAGTTTGGTTATCTAAGAATTTCTGAAGGTCTCCACCTTCTGCCAATGGTGTTTGATTTGGTTTAACACGCAGTGTAGTCGTAGGATACGATGTACCTGCATCTTCCGCAGAAATGTAATCAACTGTTAAATCTCTACCGGCATTTGGGTCAGTAATATCTCCGTAATCGGGGTCAGCAATGTAACCCAAAATTTCTTGATAAACTGTCTTACCAAATCCCCAAAATTTAACTCCTTCATTTTCTTGTCCACGAACAATAACAGGAACGAAGGTTCTCAACTTAGGCTCCATAGCCTTTGCTGCTTTCCAATCTTCCTTATCACCCATTCTTTTAAGTTTGTCTGCAAACTCAACAATAGGGTCAGGTCTACCAAACGAAATTGGAGATAGATAAGTTTTGTTATTTACGTTGTAGTGAAAATAAAGTTCGATAAATGGATTATCTTTGTTGAACTTGTAAGGGACGATACGGACTTGGGATTTACCAGGTGTTGGTTTCCACAATGCATCCGTTTTCTTTTGTGTGTTTTGTAGTTTGTTTAGTCTACCTCTAATTGCGTTAATGTCTAATGCCATTTTTTCTCCGTTTAAGTGTTTAAAATTAAGTTGTTTTATGGTTTTATTTACGAGTCTTTCCTACTCGCGGTGTGTGTATATAAATATACGAATTTCCGATTTTCGTATAAATGTTTTTTATAATTTATTTAAAGATTCAATAGCAAATTCAAGATTATTAACATAGCTATGTCTAAATTCTTGAATAGCTAATTCCCACATTTCGTTATCAGCAGGAATATCTACAAAGAAAGAATTAGCTTCAATTGCATTTCTCTTTTCATCGTCTGATAATGTTGTATAGTATTCGGAGAAATCATAATTATATTGTTCTTTTAATAATTTTTGATTAACTACGTTCATTCTTACTAATCTACCAATTAATTGTCTTGCAAATTCAGTAAGTGCCAATCCTTCACCATCATCTTTATCCGTTCTTTTTAATACCATTACTCCACTCATAGTAGGGATATTCATTCCCATAGTTCCTTTATGAACAACAAGAATTACGGTCAGAGGGTCTTCGTTGTTATTGAGTTTTCTTTTTAATGAAGTTTCATTTTCTTGTTCAATACTACCATCTGGCGAGTATGATTCATTTCTTCCGCTTGTCATTACGCATACTTTAAAATCACCCTCCATACCTAAATCCGAATAAATTTTATTTATTCTTTCTAATACAGAATCTACTTCGTATGGGTTACCATACCCACTAATAGCACATGATAATAAAAGAGTTTTTTTAACGCCAGTAATTATTTTAGAATTTTCTATCTCAATGATTCTTTCTTTTATTTTACCAAACGTTTCTTCTATATTTCCTAAATTTAAATATTTGTGTTCTTTAATCCAAGCTTGTTTTGGTAATAAAAGTTGTACAGGACAACTTTTGTTTATAATTTGAAAAGTGGTGTGTGAATTATTAATAGGTACTTTTCCTGTTTGTTGACCGTTTGGAGTTGCTGTTAATCCAAATACATATGGATTATATGAACTAACTTCGGATAATAAATTATAAAGAACCGCAGCATAATCATTAGTGTTCCATCCTACTGTTTTTTTATAAAGTTCCAAATCAGTACATAACCAGGTATGTGCTTCATCAATGATTATTGAATGTTTAATTTTAGTTTTTTTACAATATTTTATAAGATTTTTTCCATTTTTACTTACTAAACCTTTATGAGTTGAGATATGAATTACTTTATGACCATCTTCTAAAAGTTCAAGTGTACTTTGGGGATTTTCTGAAAACATCCAACCATTTGTTTGAGCACACACTCTAAAATCAATTTCATCTAAAATGCCACATTGTGGTGCCGATACTATAACTAATTGAAGATTATGTTTTGATTTTGACCATTCAGGTATCATATACTTTGTAATCGAAAATGTTTTACCTTGACCGGTTTTACCAACAATAATACCAATATTATTTTTTATTTTAGGAAAAAGAGGTGAATTACAATATGCAACCCAATCTTTCCAAATGAAATCAATAGGGTCTATCCAACTTCTACCTTCAACTTTTTTTAGGTTTCTACCAGGTGTCAACCAATCTTGATGTAAACTTGTTTTATATTGTGCACAATTACCACATAATGTTAATAGGTTATCTGCTAAATTATTATTAGGATTACCATCCCAGTGTTCTAGAGTAAGAATACCTTTAGAATGTATATCCATTGGTATTTTATATGTGCATTCATAACCTAATATAGCGTTACAATTTTCACAATATTCTTTTTTACTATACTTCATCTTTTAAGTTTTATGTTTTATTATTAAGCTAAGATACGATTATTATCTGATATATCCAAATATTCTATCGTTTATTTTGCCCATTTACCATTAGAAACTATTTGTGCAATAATTCCATATACTGATAGGTCTTGAAAGGTATCTTCTATTGATTCCCCAACTGAATCCTCTTTACTTAGAACTACTAATTGTTTTAATCTTTGGATTTTATCGTTCATTCTAAACCATAATCCCGTAAGTGATAATTTCTTATCCTCAGCAGTTTCTAATTTAGTACCAACCGAAATATTATTTGGGCCGTAGTTTGATTGTTTTAGACAAAACAATTCGTATTGAGTAAACATAAGTCGTTTAAACTCATCCGTCATTTCTGGATATTCTTTTTCGACCTGTTCTATGATTTGAGGATTATCATATTTGATAAATGCAACCTCATCATCCTTAGTCTCCAATTTAGGAGCGATGTTCATTTGAAGTTGATTCTTTGTTTGTTGACTCAGAATCTTTGGGCCACTTGATTGTGGGGGTGTGTTTTTTGCCATTATAACCTTTATTTGTTTTTATTAATGTAAAGATACGAATAATATTTCGTATTACCAAATTTATTCTGAAATAGTTTCTGATGTTTCTATCACTTCAAAAATTCTCGTACTAAGTTTCTTAGTTCCTTCGGTATTTGTCACTATAATAGTGTTTCTAAATTTTTCCCAATCTATCTCAAAACTCTTATCTAATTTACCACCATTTTCCTCTTTAACTAATTCATTTAGGGCGTTGATTGTATATAAGGTATTAGATTGTTTTTTTCTATGTACTAAAATAGTATCTTTTAGTGGAGTAGTTGGTTTATATTGAGTATCTATATTGTATGTAATATATAATTCATCTAAGTTAGATTTATTCTGAAGCACGTATATGTAATTATAAACAATTGTATATGTTTGTCTAATTTTTTCTAGTATGGGTTGTAACTCATCTCTTTTTGTAAAGGTACACAATAATTGTGTTTGCATCTAATCTCTCCTATTTTTTATACTCTCTACAATAAATATAAAAAACGAAATTGAAAGACTATATTATGATTCCAATGGTAATATTTCACCTTTAGGTCTATTACCATCACCTGAGAATGACATTTGAATACCACCACCATTTCTTCCAGCGGTTCTTTCGTTGCGTATAGTTAATGAATAATCATTAGGTTCTGCAGTACCTTTATCGGTTTTTGAAACCGGTTTACCATTCTCATCATAATATTGTTTATTATGTGAAAGTCCATATCCACCACTTGTTCTAATATTTTCTGCTAGTAAAACACCAGATAAAAACACATCGGGTGTTAATCTTGTTTTAAAATTAGGTATATTATTTTCACCAACAATTTTTCCTAATTTATCAGATGGGACTAGTTCTTGTATTTTCTTTTGGTAATCTTTTTTGAATTTAGATAATCGTTTTTGATACTCGCCCCAAAATGTATCTGCACCAACATTTCCCATTTCCGCTTCTAATTTTTCTCTAAGAGATTTTAACTCATAAAAATATTCAGAACACACTTCGGAAATTTTATCTAATTCTTCATCACTAAACGTATCACTTAACATTTGATTTTGTAAAGATAGTTTTATTAAATCTCTTGTTTTCTTTTGAGTTTCTTCTTTTGTCTCACCTTGAATTAATTCATCTTTAATCATCATAGTATGCCCTTTTTCACCAACATACTGACCAAACATATCTCTTTTGGTTTCATCTGGATGTAATTGGGTAACTGCTTTCATGTTTGCAGGACATCCATATATTCTACCTTCTTTACCAAACTTGCAACTTACTAATGATACCGTTTCCACCCCATCGTTTCCACCACCTACTCTAATCATATCACCACCAGGGAATGTTCCATTTGATGGTAAATAAACTTCTTCACCTCTTGCAAGCGATTCTTCATATAAACGATTTTCAGCAAGTTGTTTCATTACTGCAGATGCTGCTTCGGGGTCTGAATTATGTAAATCTACCATTAAATCATTATATGAATCTGCAATTGCATTTGCAGCATCTTCAGATGGTACTTCATAAACACTCAGTATACTTGCTAATCTACTTTGATGGGTTACCAATGCATCTAAATATTCTTGTGATAAATGACCATCTTTCACATATTCTTTAACCAAATCGATTGTTTTAGTTAGAGCAGGGTTTTTAAATGATTGGTCTAAATAAGCACGAGGATGTTTATTTGATGGATATAGTATATTACCATCTTCATCTTTTGGTACAAACACACCTCTCACATTTTCTCTAATACGAGATAGGACAGGGGATGAATCAAATAATTGCTTTACTTCCGGTGTATCTTTGGGTGTTGCTACTGAATCTTTACCTAAATCTGGTTTTGCTGCTGCTGTTAGGTTTTTCTTAATACCAGAAAAATCTACTTGGTCTAATTGAGTGTATTGTTTTAGTTGATTTACTAAATTTTCAGTTGATTTTGTACCATCACCAAAAATTTTTCTTTTACCACCTAATGCATTTATATAGAATTTACTACCACTTGCATTAGTAGTGATATTATATTTACTTTTAATTTCTTCTGCTATTGTACGTTTTTCCTCATCAGACAAATTATCATCAAATAGTTTTTCAACATCGGTATAGCAATCTTCAGTTATTTTCTTTTGTTCAGGAGTTAAAGATACTCCGTTTTTATCAATTTGTTCTTTTACTCTTTTAAGAGTTACTCCATTTTCTTTTGAAATATTTTTTTCAGATTTTTTAGAATTATCAGTTCTAGAATCTGCTGCTGCTTCTGCCTCTTTCTTAAATCTTTCTTGAGATTGAGGGTCTTGCAATGAAGTTCCCTTTGCCGGTTCTGCAGGTGGTTGTTCACCCCCTACCGCTTGACCTTCTTCCCCATTACCTTTTTCTTGTGGTTCAGCGTTTGGATTGTTAGTTGGTCCACCTTCTTCACCGGCTTTATTTTTTTGTTTTTCATATTCATCATCACTTACAGGTGAATATTTTCCATTATCATCTTTTGTAAATTTTTGTGCACCTTCTTTACCGGCATCTGCTGCTTTTACAAAGAATCCCTGTCCAACGTGTTTGTATTGAGCATCTTCTTCTCCACCTTCGGTTAAATTTTGGATTAGTTCTGATTCCATTGAACCCAATCCCCACTCTGATAGAATATCTGATATTAGGTCTTGATGTTCCTTTTTAGACAATATAGGATACCCTTCGGTACTCCTATAAGAAAGTTCACGTAATAATTTATTGAAAAATTGATTTGAAGTCATTTTTATTTTTTTTTACCCATTACAAATATACAAAAAATATTTCGGTTTTCCTAATTTATCTTTGCTTATTTATATAAGTATTGTTATAATCCGTATTTGGATTTATCTACGTTGTAGTTATTCAAAACTTCGGTTGATGTCAATGCCCTATTATATAAACGGGTTATTCCAATTTTACCATCAAACCATTGTGCATATTCACCACCATTGTATGAACCAATGTATAAGTTTGTTGATGTATTTAATATACTTGCCAAACTATGGTTTACACTACCGATACTACTACCATTAACAAATGTTTGGAATGTATTAGCGGCAACATTGGTAAAGACATAAACTAATTGATGCCAGGTATTAATAGTTTTAGAATAATTTGTACTATTAACAAATAGAGTTGCACCCGAACCTCCACCCGAACCATATTGTCCGTAAAATGTTGAACTTGTTGTTCTAATACTATAACCCACATTTGTTGTTAATCCACCTGCGTTAAATTTACCAAGAACTACATCGTTACCTGCTACTGCCTGATTTACCCAAACTTCTATTGTCCAATCACCACTTCCAGGTTCTAATAATGCATTATCTGCAACTGAAATTTGTGATGAAGAACCATTGTATGTAAAGTATGGTGATGTGTATGAGATATTACTCATTGTTCCATGTCTACCATTACCACTCAAATCCGTAATGGTTGTTCCACTACCATTATAAGATGATGGATTGGATGGGTCAAAGTGTAGTACCAAATCCGTTGTAGTTAAAGTTGCAGTAGTTACTGAACCTGATATAATTGCTTTACCAACTAAATCGCCAAATGCTAAATTCTTACCACTTGTAGATGTTTTTAATTCAGTTATTATTCCGTTTTTAATTACTATTGCCATTTTATTTTTCTTCTATTTTTGTTTGAATTTAAAACCTGTTAGTTTTTCAATATCCGAAACCTCTACTTTGTTATTATTTATACCATCCGGTTTAGATAAGTCGTTCTCAAATAAAAACGCAAACCATTCTTTATTTCTAACTACATAAAAAACTTTCCAACATTGTGTCGGTACGGAAATCTTTCCTATCTTTTTTAACTCACCCACATTTCCTGCCCACACATGAACGGAATCTGATATTAGAGCAACATCTCTTGTTAGGGTTTCTAAGGATTTCCAATCTCCCGCATTCAATCTATGGTATTGTGCTACCATGTTTGAATAATAAAAACTTTCATCTTGTACCGCAGGGGTTTGACATTGATTCGATTTTGCCGGCATTAGATGACCTCTATCAAATCCACTTCCTACATAATCCGTTCCGATATTGGTTTCGTTTGGTAAAAGGGGGTCGGGTTTAAAATTATCTTTACGTGGAATCGGGTTTGGACAACCAATTTTTGCTTTGGTTTCCCACCATTCTACTAAGACCGGATACCTTTTTGATTTACTAAAGTGTGTTGTGTAATTTGTGTGTTTTAAAACCACTACATCTTGTGCGAATGTTACAATTGTAACGAATGATAGCATCAACGTCATTAACGTAATCCCCACTATTGTTCCTAAATTTGTTCTCATATACTAACTTTTCTCGTTTAGTATATAAATATTAAATTTTAGAGTAATCCATGCCCCAACTCGCCTTAATTGGGAAGCCAAAACTTTCGAGCACGATTTGAATCCCCTTTGCAGACTCCATCCCCCAATTCAGAGGGTACTCAAATAGAAACGAATCATAGAGATATAGAACCGGTAGTGGAAGGTCGGATGTCTTTAATTTGTGGATGATTTCCATATTAAATTCCGTTTCGGTTGCTTGAAGGAGATAATTGAATGCCTTTTGTGGGGTTAGACCTTCAATCCATTCGATAGGGATTTTACGACCCTTTCCGGTTTGTATCCATCCTCTCTCCAACGAACCGATATGGAGTTTTTGAATGAACTCATCGACCTGTTGAAAAAATGGGATACTCCTATCCTCCTCACTCACCCCACCATAAAGAATCCGAAAGGTTCTCCCCTTTGATTCCTCATATGAACAACCATATTGGTCTGCCAACCATTGGTGAACGGAAGTCTTCGGAAGGTCATACCCAATCAACTTCCCAATGATTCGAACGTGATACGCATCGTAATCCATGCCTAAAAACATCGTTCCATCACGGGGAATAAATACTTCTCTCGAACCATCCTTCTTATTAAGTGCACCGAAATTGATGCCACCATGTCGATTGGATGGACGGGAGGTTAGGGTATAGGGATTATATTCTGTCCAAATAATATCATTAACTAAGTGTTTAGTATTAGATGGCCATCTATCAATAAATTTTTTGTAGTCGACGTGGAGTCCCATTCGTTCAATATCTGAAAGGATAGGAATCATCGTATCATCAATCCACAAATCGTTTATTGTATAAGGGATATCTTTACTAATAAGGTTTAATACCTCTACCCACTTCATTATAGGGAAACTTTTACCCAAATCATCTCTTATACCCAAACGAGTATAAAAGTTCAGGGCAGGTTCTAAAAGGGTGTTATATGGGATTGTTTTATTATGGAGAAAAAAGGATTCAGTTTCCAAATCATATAGAGATTGAATACCCAAATTCGTTTGTAGTAATCCCTTCTTATTCCACACTTTTTTAGGTTGTGTAGATTGACTAAGGTCGATTGTAATCGGTTCGCAATCGGTATGGTCAAATGGAATTACCCATTCTCCCTTTGTTTCGAATCGGACATAGAGAAACGATAGATGGGTATTCATTGGATGCTTTTCCAAATCAGCCCATATAGGAAAAACTATTGAGGTATATGAACCCCAATAGTTTAGAAAATCTTGAACTTCCTGTTCGGTTTCTACTATAATCATTTTACAAAGATACGAAAAATTAGTTAGATTTCCAAAATTGATACCATTTTTTATTTTTTACATCCGGTTTTGCAAATGGTTGGGTGTTATCCCAAACATTTACTATACCTCCATACCTTACTTGCATCATTTGACAAAATAGTTGATGATATTCAGGTGGTATTCCTTCAAAATCTGCTTTGATTGATACATCTAATGATATACGGTCATCATCGCCAACTATTAATCTCAAATGGTCTCTCATTTCAATAATGGTGCTAGTTTTCATTGTCAGATAACTTGTATCACCAATATAAAATTCATTTTTCTTTTCGTTACTACTCACTTTTTTCCGTTTTTTCTTCTATTACCAAATATTTCATATCATTATGTTCTTTAATTATACCAGTTTGGATTAAATTATCTACCATTTTTGGATTTTGTTGAGCCATTAACATAATGGTTTGTTGCATATAAATAATTTTCATATCTATATTTTATTGAATATTTTTGAACATTTGTGGAACTTGTCCATATACCGGTAATTTACCATCCCATTTGTTAATATATTCCAATTGTAACAACAATGGTGTTAGAGTTACTTGCTTCATTCGATTTGATTCCGCTTCTGCCTTTGCAGATGTTAACATTGCCTGTGCATTACCTTCCGCAGTTGCTACTTTAATCTTTGCTTGTGCTTCTGCTGTCTTAACTTCATTCTCTGCTCTTAATGCTGCTTGAACTGCATTGTTCTTAGCTTCAATTGATTTCTTAAATGTTTCAGGGTAAATCAAATTCGATGTGAACTGATTAATTGTAAATCCCTCTTTTAATAATTGCCCATCTAATAATCTAC